GATAGTACTATAAATCTTGGAGGATTGGGAGATATAAGTTTAACTGCTTTGCGAAATACATCTACACCATTTGGACGACCACCAAAAATACCAACTCAAACTACTTTTAGTCAAAGAGGGGCACATGGTATGGGTCCTATTCATACACAAGGTGGTGAATCTTCTTTAGGAAATCCAATACATAAATATAAGGCCCTGTCATACGGAGAACTTGGTGGAAAATATTTACCACATAGTTCACCGTTACCAAGTCATGGTAGAAAAAATGAATATGATGCAGATGCAATGGTTGATGCATTTATGGAAATGACAGAAGGTTTGGATCCTTTCAATGATAGCGATACATTTGATGGTCTTGTAGCAGACCTTAAAGCAAATCTTCAGCTGTTTGAAGGAGATAGACTTGAAATAGGAGAATTAGATAAGGCAGTAAAAAAATATAAAGAAGAAATAATAAAAATGGGGAAAATATCCCATCAAATAGGAGACCCAGGAAAACAAACTGGATTAACTTCAGTAACAGACCTTGGTGGAGAAGAAGGGGCAGGACTTGGAATAATAAAAAAGAATCATGGTCAAACTGGAACACCAGGAAATGCCTATAAATCAATAGCAACAGATAAAATTAATATACATCCATATGGAAAAGATATTAAAGAAGAAGGAATTAGTGATTTTATAAAATTTAAATTTAAGGATTTAGTAAATAATAAATTCATTGTATTTAGAGCAATATTAAGTGGTATATCAGATAGTATTACACCTGAATGGAGTGGAACAAGATATATAGGTCGTCCAGACCAAGTTTATGTGTATTCAGGAACAGAAAGAAAAATAAGTTTTTCATTTGAGATATATCCGAAAACTAAACAAGAATTTCCAGTATTACTTGAAAAAATGAATTATCTTGTCGGATTGTGTTATCCAACATATACTGCACAAAATAGAATGATAGCACCTTTTATACAATTAACACTTGGTGATATGTTTAATGATACACCTGGGTTTCTTGATAGTTTAAGTGTAGAAGTGAATGATAATTCAACTTGGGAAATGGATGAAGGACTACAATTTCCAAAACATATTACTTGTCAATGTTCATTCACATATATTGGTAAGTATTTACCATCATCACTTGGAAAACATTATGAATTGGATTGGTTAGATGATAAGGGATGGACTTCGGATAAAAAAGGTAATGCACTTACAAGGGGAACATTTGAGAGTGATAATCAAGAACCAACAAGAACTGGTGATATGGCAACTCTATTTGACGGTCTCACCACCAGCGTAAACACAGCACTTTCAGATTAAGGAATAAATTATGCCAAGTAGATATAATAACACAAAAACAAAAATAAATAAGGAAGGTAAACGAGTATTTAAACCTACCATTTATCCAACTATACCAATTAAAGATAGTGATATATTCATTTATCCAAAATTTGGAGATAGATTAGATACTCTTGCATATAAATACTATAAAGACGTTTCGTTATGGTGGATAATTGCTAAAGCAAACGGATTAGATAGGGCAGAAATAGGTTTTGATGTAGATAAACAGCTTAGAATACCGATAGATATAGATCCAATACTTAATAAGTTAAAAGATATGGCATTTTAAGGTTATGATTACTTTATCACCGATTAGTAAAAATATTCAAAATACTTTAAATAAGAAAATTGCTATGTTGAAAACTGGTGGTAGTCAAATAGTTAAAGTGGATGGTGAATGGACTGATGGAAATCTTGCAATAGGAACTCCTATTAGTACAGGTGATACCAATAAGGCAGCAGAAAACTATATGTTTGCAAGAACTCCGTGGTTGAAGATGACATCATTTACTCCAGCACAAGGAACGGTAAATACTGCTGTAGTTTTAATGGGTGGTGAACTTGGTGGTGGAATTTGGAATAAAGGCAATAAGGATGATGAACATTCAGTTGGTAGAATGAAAAGTGGGTTTAGTGATAGAGTGGTGGATGCTCCAAATGAAATGAAAACGGGTGATAATAAAATAAATTATGAAGGACTATATTACAAAGAAGGTAGTATTCCGTACAGACCAATTGCAGGGGTAAAGGACATATCTATAGAATATAAAGGTGGTGGAATGAAATTAGGGGCAACACGAACCGGTGAAATAAATTGGATGTGTTGGGATTGGGAACAGTTAGATAGATTAACTCCTCATTTTTTACATCATGGTAAAACCGTTTTATTAGAATGGGGTTGGTCTGGAATAGGTGATTTAAAAAATGATCAAGCTTACCCATTATTTGAAGATGGTACATTAAATTATAATATGGAAGAAGTTAAAGATTTAAATGAAAAACTTTTACAACACATAATTGATCAAAATGGTCATTATGATGCAATGTTAGGTTTAATTCAAAATTTTGATTGGTCTGTAAATGAAAATGGTGGATTTGATTGTAATACTACTATACTTTCACCTGGAATTTCATTATTACAAAATGCACAGGATGAATTTAGATCGCTCCAGAACTCAACAATTTCATCTGTTGCCAAGAAAACTAAAGATGGTGGAATATTTACTGAAGACAAATTTGAATTAATTAATGATATTGAATTTATTTCTGATTATATTACATTTAAAGATTATATGGCCGATTTTAGATCACAAATAATTAATATAGACGAGAAAAAAACAAAAAATCAAATTATTACTGCATATAAAGGAAATATTCCAAATATGGGATTGTTTATTAGTGAAAATAAAGTAAGTGAAGTAAATCGTGGATATGACGAATCATTATATTTTGAATTGGATAACTACCCATATTTTGTTACATGGGGTTGGTTTGAGGATAATGTATTGACAAGATTTTTTTCAAACGTTTCTAAAGGTAAAACTTTTAATGAAATTAGAAGCATTGAAACTATTGTAGAAATAGTTGAAGGTAAAAGTATAATTAAAAAAGTACACTCGAAGTTTACTGATAGTATATATTTAATAACCACTAATACTAATAAATGGTTAATACCAAAGAATACTGATCCTGTATTTACACATGGAATAAAAAAGTGGGGAATGGTGGATGGAAATAACCACCCGATGCATGAAGAAATAAAAAATAATATAAATAATATTATGATAGGCGATAGTGGTGTAGAAATTAGAAAAATATATTTTAATATTAAATATTTACAAGATAAATTAAAAGATAAAATAGATATTCAAGATATAGTACATACAATATGGAATGATTTTTCATTTGAGTATGGTGGAGTTTATAAATTTAAGTTAGACTATGATGATACTAATAGTAGACTGATTGTTAAGGAAGAAGGATATACTATTGACAAGGTTAAAGGAGAACAAGAACAAAATTTAGAACCATATAAATTTCCAGTATGGGAAGACGGGTCAATAGTAAAATCTCAAACTATAAATGCAAAACTTCCTGATAGAATGCAAATTGCTGCAATGTATGGATCAAATCCAAAGGAAGAAAGTGATAATGAAAAATCATCTGATAATTATGATATAATTGCAGCAAAAGCGTGGGGTCGTGTTGTTAAGTCAATGACCAAAGAAGAAAAGGAAATGACTAAAGAAGAAAGAGATAAAAGACGATTTGAAGATATATTATCTGGTGGATATGAACCTCCAGGAACTGGAAATCGTAACTTTGGTAGATTGGATGCTGATATTAATAAACAAATATATGTTGGTAATATAATATCATCACTTCTACCGAAACAACATGGTCCTAAACAATCACAACCTATATCAGGGGATGGTATTGTTATTAACGATAGTATTATGGATATTATGAAAGAGAAGGCAAAAAAAGAGCTTCAATCCAAAATTAAATTGATAGAACGTGAAACTGAAGAAGTAAAGAGTGTAGATGATATAAAAATGTTAAATGAAGGTTACGGTAAAAAAATGATTGATTTATTTGAGAAAAAAGAAATAAATGGAAATTATAAATTTTTATATATGTACAAAAGTGATGGGACAAGTCGACTTCAAAGTATTATAATAGAAAAACCTGTATTATTGATATTACAATCATTTATGCGTGGTGATGGTGATGGTATAAGTAAAAAAATCCAACCATTAATCCCAATAGAATTTGAATTGGAAATAGATGGAACTGGTGGAATGTTTCCAGGAAATTCATTTCATAGTTCATATTTATCACAACGATATAAAGAAGAAGCACTATTTCAAATGGTAGGGGTTGGACATAAAATAGATAGTAGTGGTTGGACTACTTCAATCAAAGGACAGATACGAGCAAAATCGGTAAATGATGATAATAAAGAAAAAGGTGGAGATGTTCAACCAGAAGGAATTGGGGTACTTACTAAAGAGGCTTTTGATAAAACGGAACAGGGAAAATTACATAATGAAAAAATTAAACAAGAAAAAGAAATGAATAAACTTGTGTATGGTGACCCTGTGGGTGCTATTATGAATGGTGACGAAATCAAAGAAAATCAAGTCGGATATGGCACAGTACTGGCACCAAATGATGATTTAGTATTGGATAATAATCAACATGAAACTGATTTTATTGGACCACTATTGCAGCCCTCTATATCTAATATATCTGATGAAACACTTGCATCATCTGGATTAAAAGATATGATCCCAGCAAAATTTGGATATGGAGAGCCCGGAACTAATTATTATGGTACTATATCTGGAATGGCATCTGCATTAGGAGTAGATAAATCTGTTATAGAAGATAATTTAAAGTCAAGATATAATTGGAATGGTGATCCAAAAAAAGTTCAAGCTGGTTGGACATTTCCAAGATAGGAAAGATTATCATGTTAATAGAAAGAGTTAGTAAGTATATAACACAAATATCAGAGAAATTTGAATTTTATTATATAGATGGTGAAAATTTTATACCATTTAAAGATGGCAAGTCATATAAAATTTACTATACTACTGATAAAACTGAAATTTATACAGATATGAGAGGAAATGGATTATTTAGAGTTAAAAATCCAACATTGTTTAGTAGATATAAAAACTCAAAAGGATCACTTATCAGAGAACACTACCTAAAACCACATCAAATAACACTAACCAAAGTAATGAAAAAGAAACAATTCATTACCAGATACTTTGCACAATACAAATTAGATACGAGTGGTGAAATATTTGAAATATCTAAATCAAGTTTCGGTCTTGAAACAAATTTTTATGATAAAGTTTCAATAGAATGGCAATTACAAGGATCAAAAGAAAATATATTATTGAAGAACAATAAAGCATTAGAAGAAGCAGATAAAACATTACGTGGTATTATAAATTATGTAGATCCATTAGAGTTTTATGAAGGTCCAAAATTAGCACCAGAAGAAGAACAACAAAAAAAATTAAGTAATTTAAAATAATTATTTGATATATATAATTAAACAAAGGTTATAAATTTATGAAAGTATTAGATAAAGGTTTTATAGAGGTTATAGATACATTAGGAAATGATTTAACTGTTGCAAATTCTGCAAGAGTATCATTCGGTAATAGAAAAGATAAATGGGACAAGAATGATGAAAGACTTGTTAGATATTTGGCAAAGAATAAACACTTTAGTCCATTCAGACATTTACAAGTTCAATTCCACATTAAGGCCCCGGAGGTAGTTCTCCGCCAACTCTTTAAACATTTAGTTGGAATAGAATCCACATCACATTATGCAACCAAAGATATGCCATTCAATGAAATATCTGGTAGATATACAAAGGTTACGGAATTTTATATTCCAGAAGTGTGGAGAGCACAATCAGATGATAATAAACAAGCAAGTGATGGTGTATTAGATGACTTACAGCAAAGTAGGATGGATCAGTTATATAGAGAATTTTTAAGTAATGTAGAACGGACTTATGATTCAATGTTAGCTACAGGAATGGCAAGAGAACAGGCACGAATAATAATGCCACTCTCACAATATACGGAGGTGTATTGGACCATGTCGTTCCAGTCTATTACAAATTTCATAGAATTACGAGACCACGATCATGCTCAATGGGAAATTAGAGAATATGCAATAGTAATGAAAGACTTAATGATGGACATTTACCCCGAAACAATGAAAATCTGGTCAGAGGTATATTGGAATGAAAAATAAATTAAAACGAATAAATATGGCACAGTTTTGCATTCAATTTGCTACTGCTATATTATTCATGTGGAAAGTATTAGAAGCAGAACAATTTAATTTTATTGGATTTTCAATAGCAGTTTTACTACTTATTGGGTGGACACTTGGTTATTGGCGACATAGAATAGTTAGACGAAGAATAAGAAAAAATGGTTATAATAGAGACTCAGAATGAGTTTAGTAGATTTATAGAAAAATATGAGAAGTCAAGTTGTATAATAATACCTGTATTAGATGATGTAAATAATCATCCACTTGATAATTCATTATGTCTCTTATATGTAAAAATTGAAGATGAAGATTACATTCTTCCATTCAATCATAGTGAGGCAGTCAATCTTAATAAATCTTTACTTACTCAATTAAACACAGATACAGTAAAATACACATATAATAAGAAAGAGTTGAACCATGTTTTGCCCTTAAAAAATGTGATAGACTTAAATATGAATTATTATATGGATCATAATATCCCTTTAGATATTACTGAAATTACTACACCTTCCCACGACTACTTTCACAGAAAATACTATAAACATAAAAACATCAACAGGATTATCCCTATTCTTCAGCATTTGGGGTATAACAGAGAGTTAGTAAACAAGTTGGAATCATATAAGGAAAATGTAATAAACAAAAATTATAATAATGATCTTATAGATAATCTTACATTTATAGAATCATCAGGACTTAATTATAATAATGAAATTGTTTATAGTGAATATAATCCTTACACTTCTACTGGTCGTCCATCTAATAGATTTGGTGGGATTAACTTTGCAGCACTAAATAAGTCGGATGGATCAAGAGAACCATTTACCAGTAGATTCCAAAATGGTATATTAGTAGAGTATGATTATTCAGCATACCACCCGTCAATAATTGCAGATATAGTTGGGTATAAATTTAGTGGTGATGTATATGAACACTTAGGAAAATACTATGGAGTTGATAGAGAAGAAAGTAAAACTTTAACTTTTCAATACTTATATGGACACACACCAATAGAGGTTATAGAATCAAATCCATTTTTTAAGTTAGTTATTGATTTTATAAATGATATGTGGAAAGAGTATAAGTTACATGGTTATATTAATACTGTAATTTTTAATAGGAAGTTTTACAGAAAAAATTTACGTGATATGAATAGGAATAAATTATTTAATTATTTTTTACAATCCTCTGAATTTGAATATGGATCTATTGTTATGAGTGAGTTGAGAAATATAATGAAAAATTATAATAGTAAATTCATATTATATACATATGATGCATTTTTATTTGATGTGAATTTATCCGATGGGAAGGAATTTATTTTAGACATTAAGAATATATTAGAAAATGATAAATTTGATGTGAAAATAAAATATGGTATAAATTATAATGATATGATTGATTTTAAAAAAAATTGATTTTTTCAATGAATATAATATTGATAATAATTTACGTGGATCACTTAAAATTAGTCCTCATAATTTAATATTAAACCGTAAGAATAAAGGTTGGTTAATTACAAATGTTGTTAGACCATATTATAATGAAAAATAGTATAAATGATATTTATAGGTATAAGGGATTAAACTATAATGAAATGGAAGATATCACAGAGAAACTTGATGATTAAATTAATGGATTTGTTAGATGAGGCCAAAGGACACACTGGTGGTGCTGCAAAAAAGTTTGAAGATGATATAATAACTTTAGCAATACTTTCTACTAAAAATAAAAAGGAAAAAAATCTTACTGTTATTTATGATAATAATAGTGATTCTTTTACAAGTGGAAAGAAAAATAAAATAATATTATCAGTAGAAAAATTAAATTCTAAATGGGGAAGAAAATGGACGGAAGGAAAAAATTCTAATACCGCATCAAAAGGAAGTCCGACTTATGGTAAAAAATCCGCTAAATCAGATATTGTTTTAAATAATAATAAATTTCCAATATCTGTTAAGTTAGATACAGATTTTGTAATAGCATCGGCACAAGATAAAAAAGAATTTAGTGGAATTTTTATTTCAGCTTTTGATTATTATCAGAAGGATAGGGGAAAAATAAGTACAAATATGGATAATGTAATAAAGGAATTGGAAAATAAAATTAAATTGGCCGCTAAAAATTATATTGGTGAAATTGAGAAAAGGCACGTTAAATCTCAAGACTTTCTTAATAAATGGAAAGTGAAACCAGGGGATGTTAAAAAAGCAAAAGCATTTTATGATAAGTTAGTAACGGAAATAAAGAACGACCAAAAAAAACATGAAGATAAATATAAAGTAATAATAGATAAGATTCAAAAAGGAATACAAAAGAATATAAACGATTCATTAAATAATAATTTGGAATTAAAACAGTATGTTACTTGGGAGGCACTATCTTCATCTTTAAAGTATAATTTTCAAATTCCATATGCCCCTTGGGTATTATCTCCAAAAGGTTTATATAACATTTCAAGTCCTTCTCAATCTTATGTAAAAGCATGTGCTTCGGTATCCAGTCTTAGAATTGGTGGTCTACCACAAGGAAGAATGAGAACTGGTAAAACAGCAGCCCTAAGACCATATATAAAACAAATTGTAGGGGGTGAAAAAGTTGATATTACTGATGTACTTAATGATATAAATGGAATGGTTCTTGGTATGAAAATAGATGTACGAATTAAAAAATTAGAGGCAGAACTTAAAAAACTTTCCAATATTACTGAATTGTATTATGGAAAAGATGGAAATCTTCTTTTAGAATTTGAATTTAAACAAATGATTAAAGGATTTTATGAAAAGATAAAAAATGTATTTAATTCAATAAAAGAGTATGTTATGAGCGTGGTAAAAAAGATAATCAATAAATTAAATGTACTTAAAGGTGCGAATATATATGATATTATGGTAGCGATAGATGCCAAACCTATTGGAAGTATAAAAATAAAATGAACGATTGGGATAAAATATTAGACGATTTTGCATGTAAGTGTAAAGGTGGTGCACCAGACATGACCAATCCACGTCATCTTGCTTTATTACGAGAATCATTAATTAAGTTCGGTTGGGATGAGAATACCACGAATGAGTTTATTGGAGTTTTAAGAGAAAAAACATTAGTAAAAAACATTGAAACCGGAAATAAATATCTTGTTAAAAATGTTAATAAGGAAAAGCACAAAGTTATAAAGAAGAATGCTACAGAAGATGATTTAGATGGTGGTGATGGAGAAACTAAAGAAAAACCAAAAGCACAATTAAATGGCTATACCGGCCCGAAAGATAAAACACTAAAAATGACAGATACAACAAATTCAAAAGTCTATACTGAAGAAATAAAACCGACAGATGCCGAATTTAATAATCCATTAAAAATAAAAGAACCACCACCAGAATATAAAATGCCCGACATATTAAATACAGGGAAGTTTCCTAAAAAATATTTAAAACTTATTGAGCGGATGATGAATAGTAAACGACAGGGAACTAAACCTGAAATATCAACATTTATATCTGATGGGGGTGCTGGAGCAATATCAGCTCAGGCTGGTGAAGTGTTGACGTTAATGTCAACGTCAATGACTGATGATGAATGGAATGAATTACAGATTTCGTTAATGGACCACGAAGCTGATATAATAAAAAATAATTTAGAGTTAAAGTCACCAGGTAAGCGAATTATTAATAAAAGTTGGATTATAGCTGCCGGTAAAAGTAGGAAAGCAATTCGCAATAGAGTCGAAAAACAATACGGAGAAGGTGCTGAAATAATCAATACTGGATGGGATACGGAACAAGATGTTTCTGCTATGGGATGGGACAATTATTCAGAACAAAAGGGATTTTCAACCGATATATATGTAAAAATAAAAACATCTGATGGTGATGAAATAATGGATGAAGTATCATTAAAAAAAGATGAACATATTAATTTTTTAAATTCACAAACTGGACGATTTAGAGACTGGGATCCTTCTACAGTTGATGGTGATATAGATCCTCGAACTCATTCTAAAAAAGAACGACAGCATCTTATTAATGCAATTAAAGAATTTGGGTTAGATTTACCAGAACCTACGAGTAGAAAATCATCAAAAGTTGTTTGGAATGCCATGTTAGATAAATCACCAACTGTTTATAATTTAAGTACAGGTAAGGTGACTTTAAGTGATCCACCTACTAAAGAAGAATTGTGGATTAAAACACATATTGATCAAATACGTGAATATACTGCAAATTCAACACGAGCTATAGTTAAAAATTCAAAATTAAAATCAGGAATGTTAAAAAGTATTAGACAAGAATTTCCGTTAAAAGCGGTAGGTGAAGGTGAAGAATCAATGGCTATAGGAGATTTGAGTTTAGATAAAAATACAATGAAAAAACTTTTTGGTACGTCGAACTTTGAAGAAATAAAAGAACATTTAATAGTAAATGAAGAAACTGATCCTCCAAGTTTAGCATATAAATCAGAAATAGACGATAGAATGTTTAATATTGCTACCATTAAAATTCGACAAGATGGTGTTGGATATGGTGGTAGCTCAATAAAATTTGAAATGCAAATGAATAAAGAATTTGCAAAGCAATTGAGAATAGCACATGAACTAGTATATGGATTGGAAAAATAAATAATGCGGACCCAACTACTCTGCACTTTCACTAAACGAGATACATTAGACTATACATTAAGTCTAATCATAGAATGCCATGATATAGTTTTCAATAAAATTTATGTATTTGCAAACGAGGATGATCATCATCAGTTGATTTGTACTTATAACATACCACAAAACCAAGACAATTTTATAGAAGGTATCGACACGATAGCATTACACCGAAAGAAACAAACCAATACACTTTATACTATTAATTCATTAAATGAGATTATAAGAGAAAAGAATAATGGTATTTTAGACAAAACATTTCCTGTTCCTTGGGAAGAATACCAAAATCAGTTATTATTAGTAAATGATGAAGGATTAAATAAAATTCATACAAGAATTTATACTATCGTAAATGTCGATACTTGGGAGAATGATCTTAAAAATTAAAAAATGAATTATAGGTTTTATTATCCAGATTGGAATAATCGAAAAGAAGTTTGTAAAGAACACCCACAGATAAAAGAAATAACACGAGAACCGACAGCCTTTTGGTTCGGGGTGGGTCCAAAAAGAACCATACGAAAAACGAAAAGTTCAATCATACGGTTGTTGGAGAGGGTAAATCCATACTTACCAGTATTAGTAATATACTCAATACCAAATAGAGATTTAGGACACCATTCAAAAGGTGGTGCAGAAAGTGATAAAGAATACTTAAAGTTCATACGTGAGTTCTGTGACGCACTTGGTGATAACGAACCAATAGTAATATATGAACCTGATTGTATTCCACACATGGAAGATTTAGGATTACACGATGGATTACAGAGATTAAAATTAGTTAAAAAGTCAGTAGAGTTATTGAGTAAGACAAACGCAATAGTATATTTAGACATAGGAAATCCAGGTTGGCTATCAGTTTCAAAGGCAAGTTCATATTTAAGAATGTGTGATATAAATAAGATAAGAGGATTCAGTATAAACGTCAGTAATTATTACGCAACTTCAACCTGTCTTAAATATGGAAAGTCTATAAGTAAAGGATTAAAGAATAAACATTTCATTATAGATACATCACGTAATGGAAACGGTGCAACACGGGATCACTTCAATCCATATGGACGGTCAATAGGTGAATTTCCAACTACGAATACTGGAAATGAATTGGTGGATGCATTCTTGTGGGTAAAAGTTCCAGGTGAAAGTGATGGTAAAGTGAATGGTGGTCCAAAAGCAGGTAGATTTTCACATTCGTTAGCATTGGATTTAATTCATAATAAAAAATAAAAATAAAATCGATTTTGGCGAATTTACTTGATATATATAATGGGTATGATGAAGATAAAAATGTAGTAATAGAATACTATGAAAAATCCCATAAAAATCAAAAAGAACGAGATGAAAGACGGAAAGAAGAAATTATAGATTTTCTTGGATGCGAATTTATAGAACTTAAATAGAATTTTTTTAATAATAAACAATAGGAAACACAAAATGAATACAGGAACAGTCAAGTGGTTTGATCCTAAAAAAGGATATGGTTTTATATCCGATACGGCAACAACCGACACCAAAGATTATTTTGTCCATTTTTCCGAAATTAAAACTGATGGTTTTAGAACCTTAGAAGAAGGTCAAAAAGTATCGTTTGAAGTCGGTGAAGGACAAAAGGGTGAAGTAGCAAAAAATGTTACAACAACAGAGTAAATAACAAAAATATATTGAGTTTTTATAAAAAAACTTGATATATATTAGTATGAATGGTTACGACCATTACTAAATAACAAATAACAAATAATATAATAGGAGAAAACAAATGGATATTGATGCAATACGTAAACGATTAAATCAGTTACAAACCTCAAACACAAGGACTACAAACTTGTGGAAACCTCAACCAGGAAAAACTCAAATTAGAATTCTTCCATATAAACTAAATTCAGAAACACCATTTATTGAATTATTCTTTCACTATGATTTAGGTGGCAAATCATTTTTGTCTCCAACATCATTTGGTCGTCCAGACCCGATTGAAGAATTTGCAGATAAACTAAAATCAAGTGGAAATCGTGAAGATTGGAAACTTGGTAAGAAATTGGAAGCAAAGTTAAGAACTTTCGCTCCAGTAGTAGTTCGTGGTGAAGAGGGACAAGGTTCAAAGTTCTGGGGTTTTGGTAAAACAGTATATCAAGAACTTCTTTCAATTATAGCAGACCCAGATTACGGTGATATTAGTGATCCTGTAAATGGTCGTGATGTTGTAGTAGAGTTCAAGACAGCTGAAGAAACTGGAGCTTCGTTTCCAAAAACATCCATTCGAGTAAAACCAAATCAAACAGCAATCACAGAAGATAAGGCAGTTTTAACTAATTTACTTGAAGATCAAAAAGATATTCGTGAAGTATATAACGAATTAAGTTATGACGAACTTACAGAGGCATTACAAGATTGGTTAAATCCAAAAGATGAAGATGATGAAGAAGGATCAGGAGAAACTTCACAGCCGGTATCTTCTACAATTGAAAGTGCAGTTAGTAGCACTTCTGATGTGAGTGACGCATTTGACGATTTATTCAATAAGTAGGTAAACTTGTGGTGGTTGTTGAAGCCAACAACTAATAAAACCGATTGTGTGCGACGTAACGTTTATAAAGCCGGATACAACCACCATATAATTTTAGGAGAATTATATGTCTGTAGCAGTTAAAGACGAATTAGCACAAGTTCTTGCTGATAGTCTAAACAAACAGTTCAAAGATACAAAAGTTGCGTATTTTCTCGATGGATCAAACGCAACTCCAACGGATATTAAAGAGTTCGTTTCTACTGGATCCTCTATCTTGGATTTAGCAATCTCAAACCGTCCAAACGGCGGAATTGCTGTAGGTAGAATTACAGAAATTAACGGATTAGAAAGTAGTGGTAAATCACTTATAGGAACTCACATTCTTTCAGAAACCCAGAAAAAGGGTGGAATTGCAGTTTACATAGATACAGAAACTTCAGTTAGTAGAGAATGGTTAGAAACTATTGGTGTAAATGTTCAGGACTTATTATATCTTCATGTAGAAACGGTAGAAGATATATTTGAGTGTATTGATAATATTATAGCTAAAATACGGGAATCAGATAGAGATAGGTTGGTTACTATTCTCGTAGATAGTTTAGCGGGAGCATCCACAAAAGTAGAAATGGAAGCTGATTTTGAAAAAGACGGCTGGGCAACAAGTAAGGCAATCATTGTTTCAAAGGCAATGAGAAAGATTACTCAAATGATAGGACGAGAACGAATTGCTCTCGTATTCACAAATCAGCTGAGACAAAAACTTGGTGTGATGTTTGGTGATCCGTGGACCACTTCAGGTGGCAAAGCGCTTCCGTTTCATTCTTCAACTCGTATTCGGTTAAAGAATATGGGACAAATTAAAGTTGGAACAAAGAATGATGTAATAGGCATGAAATGTAGGGCACAGATAATAAAAAATCGTTTAGGACCTCCACTTCGTCACGCTGACTTTAACTTATATTTTGATTCTGGAATAGATGATAAAGGTAGTTGGCTTCAAGTTCTCAAGGATCACAAACTTGTTAAACAGGGTGGTGCTTGGTATACAATAGAATATAATGGTGAAAAAATTAAATTTCAATCTAAGGATTTTGAAACAAAATTAGATGAAATTGATGGACTCGAAAAGTATTTATACAATCAAATATGTGATGTATCTATATTAAAATACCAAACTACAGAACTTGGTATAGATGATGTGGAATATACTGAAGAATTGGATGGTGTAGAATAATTTACCTGTTCAAGTAGAGACTATTAAGTCATAAAATCTACTTGGGGTAGCAGGAGAAAAATGGGTGTATGACTATTTTGGTTATGTGATGATGAATTATACGACGAGTTCAAAATATAAATAGATATATACCCACTTTCCTGTTTTAACTATAGATGAGAAAATAAATGAGTAATGGTAGATATTTATCTATATTAGATGAGATAAAGAAGCATGGTGGTGAAGTAGAAAGTAGTGATCCAAATGAAAAGGTGCTGGTAGTTGACGGACTTAATTTATTTATTAGGGTTTTTTCAGTTATCCCGACTACAAATGACGATGGTATCCATATCGGAGGAATTTCTGGATTCTTAAAATCACTTGGTTATGCTGTTAAAATGTTAGGACCTACCAGAACCATTATAGTATTTGATGGAAAAGGTGGTTCAAATCGTCGCCGTAAACTTTATCCAGAATATAAGGCAAAACGAACAACTAAAATCAGGCTCAACCGGGTAAATGATTTTGAGAATATAGACGATGAACGACATTCTATGCTCATGCAATTATCCCGTTGTGTAGAGTATTTAGAAACACTTCCAGTTTCTATTTTATCTATAGATAATGTGGAGGCAGATGATGTTATTGCTTATACCATAAAACAACTCCTTCCTGAAAGTAATTCTATCATTATGAGCACAGACAAAGATTTCTTGCAACTTGTGAATGATAAAATATCGGTGTGGAGTCCAACTAAAAAGAAACTCTATAAACCTGATAATCTAAAAGAAGAATATGAGATTAGTGCAAATAACTTCCTCACTTACAGATTATTAGAAGGGGATAAATCGGATAATATACCAGGAGTAATGGGAGTTGGGTTAAAAACAGCAATAAAGAGATTTCCACAATTATTAGATGAAAATGTAGATGTAAGTATTGATGATTTACTGAAAACTGCAAGTGAAAATAAAGGATTAAAGATATACGATAATGTTTCAGATAGTGAAGCTAAATTAAGATTAAATTATAAATTGATGCAGTTAGATGAAGTGGATATTAGTGGACAGGCAAAACTAAAAATAAACAAAATAGTGAATGGTAAAATGCCAGAAATGATACGACCAAAGTTTCAGAGTATGTTTATTTCTGATAGAATGTTTGGTGCACTTCCGAACCTTGAAAGTTGGTTAATGCAAACTTGGTCTAAATTAAACAGATTTGCAAAATTGAATAATGGGCAGAAAAAAAATATATAAAACAAAAGATGAGTTGAAAGATGCTCAAAAGAAGTGGCAGATGGAACACTACCAACGCAATAAAGAGAAGATATTGCGACAGGCAAAAGAACGCTACTTAAAGAAAAAACGACAAAAACAAAGAGAAAATAAACGGAGACGGTTATATGGAGACCAGTAAACTTATACTCGGTGATTGTTTAGAAGAATTAAAAAAATTGGATAATAATAGTATTGATTTAATTATTACTTCACCTCCATATGAAGATGTAAGTGGAGCGGGGTATGCAGCACAAACTAAAGATGTATTATTTTTAAAGTTATATTCAGACTTTATGGATGGAGTATTTAAGGAATATGCAAGAGTATTAAAAGATGGGGGACAACTATTCTTTAATGTTAAAAGTAAGACACATAATAAATTATTAAAAACTGCACATTGGTTAGAGTTTACAAGTGGATTTCAGTTATTAGATTTTAAGTCATTTATTATTTGGAAGTATTCAGGTTCTTTCGATTCTACCAAAAAACGATTTCATTTAGATTACGAAATAGTTTATCATTTGTCAAAAGGACCAGATATATATTTAAATGAAGATTGTGGAATACACGATCCGTTAAGTTCAGTATGGCATATTCCACACGCTATTCCAAAAAAAGAAAGAGTACATCCAACACAAATGACAGAAGGGTTGGTGGAGAGAATATTAGCAGTAGCATCAAAAGAAGGTGATATAGTATTAGATAATTTTATGGGCAGTGGAACAACTGGAGTAGTTTGTAAAAAAGAAGGGTTAGATTTTATTGGTATGGAAATAAACCCGAAACATTTTGAGACTGCACAGAATAGAATAAATAAAACAAGTTCAATAAGGAAATTTGTATGAAAAAAACACAAGGAGAAATTGGTGGATTAGTTAAAAGTCAGTTGATACTTGGGGATAGTAAAGAGAAATTAAAAGAACTTTCAGATAATAGTGTCGATCTTATGGCGTGTGATCCCCCGTATTCGATTTCCTTCATGGGCAAAGATTGGGATAAAGCCCTCCCAGATATAGAGATATTTAAGGAATGTGTACGTGTTCTAAAACCAGGTGGATTAGCATTTGTAATGTCGGCACCTCGTTCTGATGTTCACAGTAGAATGTGTATATTATTAGAAGATGCTGGATTTAATATAAGTTTTACTCCTATTGCCTGGAGTTATGCCACTGGTTTCCCGAAAGCAATGAACGTGGGCAAACATTTCGACAAACATGCAGGTCGTCAAAGAACTTCACTTATAGAGATTAAAGATAAACTTGCAGAACTATATAAAGAAAGTGGTAAAACTAAAGCACAGATAAATAAAGAATGTGGGTTTAATGCTTGTGGTTATTTACGAAAAGAAATTAGAACAGATGATAGTTGGGGAATTGCAATACCCACATTAGAAAAGTGGGAAGTGATAAAGAAAGTTATTGGTTATGACGAAGATGATATAAAAGATGATTTAGAAAAGAAACATATTGCTAAAAATCTTGAGAAATTATTTATGGGAGCAGAACGTGAAGTAATCGGTAAAAGGTCATCTGGATTAGGAACAGGTAAAGACTTTGCATTTTCACCAACAAATAATCAAGCAAGTGGTGAAGTGGATATTACATTACCAGCAACAGAAATGGCACGAAGAGCGGAAGGTGCGTATGCTGGTTACCAGGTAAAGCCAGCCTGGGAGAGCGTCATAGTTGCTATGAAACCATTAGAAAAGGGTGGTTATGTAGAACAAATAAGATCCCGATTTGTGGAAGAAGATACAGCATTATTTGAAATAACAGATGAGTTAAAATCTCAATATGATTTAGATGAAATTATTTGGGAAAATGAGTAAAAATGTTATTACTTTTTTGTAATTACTTATATTTATAGTAGAGAGATAATATGGGAAGAAAGTTAAAATATAAAACAGAAGAAGAACGAAAAGAGGCCAATAGAATAAAGTCTCGTAAATATTATCTCAAAAACGCAGAAAAGATAAGGAAAAAGCGTATGGAGAAATACTATGAAGAAAAAAATAAAAGTGAAGTGTAAGAATTGCAATACAAATTTTTATTTCCCCGAATAACGGTTATGAAATAATAAGATTATGGGAGCACGAAATACATGCGGGAAAAAGACCGAACATATAAAATAAACTATAAAGGTATAGAACTAAAAATAGAAAGATTACCGAGTGGTAAATTTAAGAAACCTAATTTAGCACAATTTACAACACAGGGACGTTCTTGTACGTGGCTCGACGACTGCCGTATTCCATTCACAGGAATGAATGATACTCCACAAGGTGGTTATGGCAGAATGGATATTCGATATGGTAAACCAGGTGAAACCCAACCAATGAGTGATGGTAGAAATCTATGGGGAAAGAAGGCAACTAAAATAGTTGAAGTGGATGAACCACCTATGAGAAAAACCACTAAAAGACAACCACGTTCAGAAGATAATGTATTCAAGACAAGTGGATTTAAGAGTGAAGAAAACGACACTGCAGATGCATCACCGATGGGTAGGTTTGCAGCAAACTTATTAGTGAGTGATAGAATACTTGATCAAGGTAAAACCACAAAATCAAGTGGTGGTCGTTCATACCAGAATACAAACGATATGTATAGTGGTGGTTGGGCACATAAAGACGAAGGATTTGCAGAGGATCCAGGATACGGAGATGAAGGAGACTTCAGTAGATACTTCAGTTTAGACGAATGGTGGAAACGATATTTTAATGAATTACCAGAAGAAGTCCAAAAGACATTTCCGTTTTTAATTGTGCCGAAAGCTTCAAAACGAGAAAAGAGTGATGGTATTAAAGATGGAAAAAATATACATCCAACTTGCAAACCACTAACCTTATTCTCATATTTATTGGTTTTGGGGAGTAGAAAAGGTGATATAGTATTAGACCCATTCGCAGGAAGCGGAACAACAGGAATTGCAGCAGTAATGGGTGAACGAAATTACATTATGATAGAACGAGAAAAAGAGTATTTTGAAATAATGGAAGCAAGAATAGAGAAGGCAAAGAACCCAGCAGGACTGGTGGAACACGATTTCTGGCAATAAAATAATTGGTTTTAGGAATTGTGATTACTATTTATAGAAAGGTTGTTATGAAACAAACTTACATTTCCACTAATTTAAGGAGATATACATTCCAGTCACGGAGGAGCACAACATTGCACCATAGCAATTATAGAGAAAAAAATAAATGAATGATAAATCTACTTTACAAATTTTTGGAAAAACATTCCAATGTAAAATTATATCATCATTACTCGGTGATAAAAAGTTCCTACAAACTATAAGTGATATATTAGAACCATCATATTTTGAGAGTGACGCAAACCGATTTCTATCCAGAACCATACGAGATTATTTCTTTGAGTATAAAACAGCCCCGACATTAGAAGTATTAAAAGTAAAAATAGATGATTTAGATAATGATATTCTAAAGATGGCAGTAGTAGAAAATCTAAAAGAAAGTTGGAGATACATAGAGTCTACTGATTTACCATTTATACAAGAACAGATATTAGAGTTCTGTAAAAATCAAGTCATTAAAGCTGCAATCATGGATAGTGTTGATTTATTAGAAATTGGTAAATATGATGAGATTAAAAATCTAATAGACGAAGCAATGAAAGCTGGTGGTGATAGAGAATTAGGACATGAGTATATTAGTGGAATAGAAGAACGACTTGCAAACTCGGCCAGAGACACCGTAAAAACTGGTTGGGATCCAATAGATGAAATAATGGATGGTGGGTTAGGAGCAGGTGAATTGGGAGTGGTAGTCGCCCCAGCTGGAATTGGAAAATCATGGTTTTTGCAAATACTGGGTGCAAATGCAGTAAAAAATGGATTAAATGTAGTGTATTATACATTAGAGTTAAACCAAAATTATGTAGGATTACGATTTGATACTGTATTTAGTGGAGTGACTACAGCAAATATAAAATACTATAAAGATGATGTAAAGAAGAAAATTGCAGAATTAAAGGGGACTCTGTTGATCAAATATTTTCCAACTAAAGGTGCAACAGTTCAAACTCTATCATCACATCTAAAACAGATAGAATTACAGGGAACAAATATAGATTTAATTTTGGTAGATTATGCAGATATTCTCCGTGGAGTTGGTAGTGAAAAACGACACGTATTAGAAAGTATTTATGAAGATTTAAGAGGACTTGCAGGTGAATATGAAATGCCAATATGGACTGCCAGTCAGGCCAACCGGTCATCATTAGAGGAAGATGTAATTGATGCCAGTAAAGTAGCAGAATCATATGCAAAGGTAATGATTGCAGATTTTGTTGTATCTATGAGTAGAAAAGTAGAAGATAAAATAGCAAATACTGGTCGTTTCCATGTGATTAAAAATAGATTTGGAGTTGATGGTATTACATTTCCAGCGAGTATAAACACAAACAACGGTAGTATTCAGATTTACGAAGCAAATACACAAGACGGTCAGGTTACTCAAAAGAAAATGGATAATAGTGAAGAATATTTAAGAAAACAGTTATCAAATAAGTATAATAATGATAAAGATATGGGTGGATTTGAATAAGTGTTATATTTATATTAGTGAGATGCGGAAGTTATAGAAAATGGATATAAGGAGTAAAAGTTTATATGGAAAAATTCGTTTTAAGTAAAAATTTTATAGAAAATTATAAAAGAAAAAAAGAACCATTTGGATTTAATGGTTTGGGACATTTAGTATATATGAGAACCTATTCTCGTATAAAGGAAGATGGAAAAAATGAACAATGGTGGGAAACAGTTCGTAGAGTTGTAGAGGGCACATATACAATTCAGAAAGAGTGGATTGAAAAACATAGATTGGGTTGGAATCCATGGCAAGCTCAACGAAGTGCACAAGAAATGTATGATAGAATGTTTAATATGAAATTACTTCCTCCCGGACGTGGTTTGTGGGCAATGGGTACAGATATTATTACAAAGAAGAAACTCACTCCCGCACTATTCAATTGTAATTTTATTAGTACAGAAAATATAAAAGATAGTCTATCATTTCCATTTGTATTTGCTATGGATATGTTGATGTGTTTTCATCCAGACACTTTAATTTTAACTGATGGTGGAAATAAAAAAATTAAAGATATAACAGTTGATGACAAAGTACTATCGTTTAATGAAGAAACTAAAAGATATTCTTTTATATATCCAGACAAAGTATTAAAAAATGAGGTGTCGGATAAGAAAATAATTGAGTTGGAATTTGAAGATGGTAGTACTGTTAGATGTACAGAAGACCATTTATTTTTAACTATAAACAGGGGGTGGGTAGAAGCTAAAGATATTAATGGTAATGATAACATAGAGAATTTTTATATTTCTAATGAAAATTAAAATTTCGTATATTTATTAATAACGACATAAGTATATAAATTAGGAAAATAAAATGAAACATAAAAAAAACTGTAATAATTGTGGGGCAACTCAAATATATTCTACTAAATATCAGTTGGAGAATTCAATTTTTAACGAGACGGTATGTAAAAAATGTGCTACATCAGATAGTAGAGGTAGTGAGGGGTATTGGATAAACCAGTGGAAAATAAAAGGACATTCGGAAGATGAAATTAACAATAAACTTCGATTACGAAAGGATAGGATTCTATCTGATAGTAAAAATCCTATATTTTGGAAAATTAGAAATTTAAGTGATGTTTTTAATAAAATTAAACATAAAGCTATTACTAATACGCTTGTTAAAACTACAAAATTTTGGATAGAAAATGGATTTTCAAACGATGACGCTATAACGTATTCTAGTTATATAAAACGCACAACCAGTAATAAATATCCTGAATATTGGGAGATTCGCGGTGAATCAATATTGAGTGCGAAGAAATTGGCAACTAAAGCAAAATCGAGGTGTTCATTAACACGAGAAAATTTAATTACCAGGTTGGGGTCCGTTGAAGAATATAAAAAATATAAATCAGTAGATAGGGTATCTAAAGCTAATAGATATCCAACTACACAGTATTTTAAAGCAAGGGGCATCACTAATAATGAAGCCGATTATATTAAACGAAGTAATAATGTTCGATGTGTAGAATATTGGATAAAACTTGGATATGATGAAAGTGTGGCTAAAAAAATAATAAGTGGAAATCAAGATTTTTCATCTAAAAAATACTATGTAAATAAATATGGTAATAAACGTGGGAGTGAATTATATGAAGAAAAGTCAAAAAAATTATCTGATAGTAGTTATAACAATATAAAATATTGGAACAGATTAGGATTTTCTGACGAAGAAAGTATTTATATAATTCATAAAAACCAATCTAAACGAGCACGTAAACAACGTAAATGCATATATTATTGGCTAAATATTGGATATTCGATGAGTGAATCTAAAAAGTTAGCATATGAATTTGCGATTAAAACAAGTTCATTTAGTAAGGAATTTTGGATAAACCGTGGATATAATATAAATGATGCTAAAAAAATAATAAGTGATAATAGCAGACGAGCATCACTTATTAATTTGAAAAATATGAATAAAGTTTCAAAAATGGAATATAAGGTGTATTCTGTAATATCAAATGAATATCTAAAAACAATTCATCAATATTTTGTACATGGTAAAGATTGTACATATTGTTGTGATTTTTATATACCAGAGTTAAATTTAATTGTTGAGTTTTTCGGTGATTATTGGCATATGAATCCAGAAATATATACCGAATCAGATAGCATTGCTGATAATATTTCATTTTCATCTGTTCATTTAACTGATAGAAATAGAATAAATGAATTAGAAAATATGGGATATAATGTTTTAGTTATTTGGGAAAATGATGTAAAACAAGATTTTAATAAAGTTTTGAAATTGATAGACGAGAGGAAAATATTGTGAAAATTATTAATAAAAACTATATACCAAACGATGAACTATTTTATGATTTAACCATACCAGGAAATAACACATATGTTTTGGGAAATGGTAATGTTGTTCATAATTGTGGAGTTGGTGTGGGATTTGATACAAAAGGTGCAGACCAAATAACAATTAAATCACCATCTCATAACGAATTTAATTTTACTGTTCCAGACAGTAGAGAGGGATGGGTAGAAAGTTTAGGATATGTTATAGATTCTTTCTTTGGTAACTCTCAACGACCAGTATTTGATTATTCTAAAATCAGACCGGAAGGTGCCATTATAAAAACATTTGGTGGAACTTCATCTGGGTATAAGCCGTTAAAGGCATTACACGATAAAGTAACAGAGATTTTAACAGAAAGTATTGGTAGTCCAATTAGTGAACGAAATATAGTTGATATATTTAATTTAATTGGAAAGGCTGTCGTGGCTGGAAATGTGCGACGCAGCGCATTGCTAGCAGCAGGAGACAATACTGAACAATTTTTGGACTTAAAAGATTATAAAAAGAATCCAGAAAGAGCTGACTTCGGTTGGGCTTCAAACAATTCAGTATTAGCAGAACTTGGTATGGATTATACTGATATAGCAGAACGAATTAAAAATAATGGTGAACCTGGACTAATTTGGTTAGAAAATGCTCATAATAATAAAAGAATGGGAGATGGGACTAATGGTGTAAGTGATAATAGAACGATGGGGACCAATCCCTGTGGCGAAATCGTGTTAGAATCTGGCGAGAAATGCAATCTTGTAGAAGTATTTCCAGATAGACACGAAAGTAAAGAAGATTTCATTAAGTCATTAAAATATGCATACCTTTATTCAAAGACAGTAACTTTATTAGACACCCATTGGCCAGAAACTAACAGAGTAATGTTACGAAACAGACGAGTGGGAACTTCTGTAAGTGGAGTTACACAGTTTTTAACTAATAATTCATTATCTATATTGAAAGATTGGTTAAGGTCTGGATACAATTCATTAAAAGAATATGATAAAATATATTCGGATTGGTTTGCTATCCCAAGGAGTATTAGACTTTCTACAAATAAACCATCAGGTTCAATCAGCCTTTTAGCTGGAGCAACTCCTGGAATACATTATCCAGAATCTCGTTTTTACATACGACGAATTAGATTAGGTAACGATAGTCCATTGATAAAAGCGTTAAAGAGTGCTGGGTATCATATAGAACCAGCAGTAGGTCAAGAAGATTCAACGGTAGTAGTTGAAGTTCCAGTTGATGTGGGTGACGGAATAAAAACATTAAAGTCAGTTTCAATATGGGAACAATTAGAGTTGGCAGCATTTATGGCCGAACATTGGGCAGACAATGCTGTTTCAGTTACCATTACATTTGACCCAGAAACAGAAGGTGATCAAATTAAGTCAGCATTAGATTTTTACCAATATAAATTAAAGTCAGTTTCTTTCTTACCACGACACGAACTCGGAGCATACAAACAAATGCCATATGAAGAAATTGATGAAAAGACATATAATAAATTATTGAAGAAATTAAAACATTTATCATTTAGACAAGTCAAAGGCAATGAAGCGATTGTAGAAAAATTCTGTAATTCTGATACATGCGTCACATAAATAATACACAATTGATGATAATGACGACTAAGAATACTCATAAATAAACAAAAGAGGTTATATTATTTATCAAAATATCTATGTAGAACCATTCAAGGGGGTTGTCCACATTTGGGATGATCGTAACGGACATATAACAACGCAATATAAAAAGTATGCTTATATTAAAGATAATTATGGAACGTTTGCATCTTTATATGGTGATAAATTAAAGAAAGTATATAGATGGGATAAGACTGCACAGGGATTGTGGGAAAGTGATGTAAATCCTGAAATGAGAACTTTGATTGATATGTATGGGAAAAGTGAAGAACCGTCCACTGGACATAAGATATTCATATTTGATATTGAGTGTGAAGTTACAGAGGGATTTCCAGACCCAATGAAGGCACCGAATAAAATAACTTCAATTGCTATGTGGGATAATATCAGAAATGTTTACACTTGTTTAGTATTAGATGAACGTAAGACATTAGATACAACAGGATTTGGCAAGAGTGTAGTAGAAAGTTGTCAGACGGAATATGAATTGTTACAGAGGTTTTACCAAAAATATTTAGAATTACGACCTACTATAATTACTGGTTGGAATGTAGATGGTTTCGATATTCCATATTTATATAATAGAACAATTAGAGTTCTCGGTCAAAGTGTTGCAGACAATTTATCACCGATATCAAAAGTGATGTATAGTAAATACACTAAACGATATAAAATAGCAGGGGTAAGTGTATTAGATTATCTATTACTCTATAAAGATTTTACATTTGGATCAAGACCATCATATAGATTGGATGATATAGGTCAAACAGAGGTTGGTTCAACTAAAATAAGTTATGATGGAACATTGAATGATTTATATGAAAATGATTTGAGAAAGTTTGTGGAATATAATATTCATGATGTTAGAATAGTAAAACAATTGGATGATAAATTAGATTTTATTGACATTGCACGAGGTATTTGTCATATTGGTCATGTTCCATATGAAGATATATATTTCAGTAGTAGATATTTAGAAGGAGCAATTTTAACTCACTTGAAGAAATTGAATATCGTTGCCCCTAATAAACCAGAAAAGGGTGAGTTTACAGATAACAAGTTTGTAGGTGCATATGTAAAACGCCCACAACGGGGTAAACATGACTGGGTATATGATTTGGATATTACAAGTATGTATCCTTCTATAATTATGAGCTTAAATATAAGTCCAGAAACAAAATTTGGAAAAGTAGTTGGGTGGAACGCTCAAGATTTTATAGGAAAGAAGAAAAAGACACATTCTATTATATTAAATGGGAAAAGGAAAGGACAATTAACTAATACAGAATTAGAGACATTTTTTAATGATAATGAAGTATCAATTTCAAGTGAAGGTATATTATATAAAACGGATAAGGCAGGTTTAATTTCAACTATTCTATCCAAGTGGTTTGATACACGAAAGGAATTTAGAAAATTAGCAAGGAAATTTGCAGATGAAGGAAATGATGAACGATACGAGTATTTTAATAGACGGCAATATATCCAGAAGGTTTTACTTAATTCACTTTACGGCGTACTTGGACTTCAGGGATGGAGATTTTATGATTTGGATAATGCGGCTTCTGTGACGACAGTAGGACAGGATTTAATTAAGTTCACTGCAAAAATAGCAAATCATAAGTATAATAGTGAATTGGGACCTCCCGTTGAAGTTGAATTGGAAAATGGTGAAGTTAGAAAATTACACGAAAATAATAGAATTGATGTAATACGAAACGGTAGAAAAATGGAAATAAAAGTAAAAGATTTACTGGAAACAGATGATTTTTTGGGTTAAGTGATATTTATATATAGATACAGATGTGTCTATATAAAACTTAACGGAGAAAAATTATGAGTAGAGGAAGTGCTAGAACACTACAACATTGGTTAGGCAAAGGTTATGAAAAAGAAGAAGCTGAAAAAATGAGATTGAGTAGAGTACCTGGAACAATAGAATACTTTACTATATTTAAGGGAATGGATTTAGATGAAGCTAAAGTTGCTAAAATTAAATATCAAAGTAAACGAGTTAATACTTTAGAGAATATGATTAAAAAACACGGTGAAATAGATGGAAAAATCAAATGGGATGAATATAGAGAAAAACAAGCACATTCCAACTCATTTGAATATAAGAAAAAGAAGTATGGTTGGACTAAAGAACAATTTGATGAGTTTAACAAATCTCGTGGTGCGAGTGGAGAACGGAATGGAAATTATGGTAGCAGTTATTACCAGGTATGGGTAGATAAGTTTGGTGTTGAAATTGCAGATGAAATGAATAAAGAGGTAAGTAAATTAAAAATCCGGACTGGTGAAGATAGTGGAAACTATAAACGCCCGAAGAGAACGGAGGAATTGCGGAGAATGAGAAAATCTGCAATTAAGAGAATTGAGAGAAATGTTTTTAATGGTGGACAAATGATGCCTGGATATAACCCAGAAGCCTGTAAACTAATAGAACAATACGGAAAAGAAAACGGATACAATTTCCAACACGCTGAAAACGGTGGTGAATATCACATTAAAGAATTGGGATATTTTGTAGATGGTTATGATAAAGAAAAAAACGTGGTTATAGAGTATTATGAACCATTCCATAAAAAACAAGTAGAACGAGATGAAAGAAGAAAACAAGAAATAATAGACCATCTTGGTTGTAAATTTATAGAAATTAAGGAATAGAATGAAAATAAAAAAAATAAGGAGGCTGCCTAATGTCAATATGGATCATGTGATCTATATTGACACCTGACTGACTCCATTTTCGTATCAGCACTAAAACTCATTAACCATAGATTTAAGGGTAAGGAAATGAGTGATGTAATGATGGCACAACGAATAAATGAAATAGCAACCGAAGTTCAAGAATATTTAAATAATTCATATGATTATTTTGCAAAGAAGTTTTGTAATTTAGATAAACACAGATTTGAGATTAAACAGGAAATTATAGCAAAGTCCGGTTTATTTATTACCAAGAAACGATATGGTATGAAAATCATTAGTGATAATGGAGTTCAGGTAAACAAGACTATGGTAAAGGGATTGGATACGGTGCGTAGTAATTTCGCACCAGCATTTAGACAGTTATTAAGTGATGTATTGGAAGATATTTTGGCAAGTGTTCCACGAGATAAAATAGACCATAGAATAACCAGATTTAAGAAAAATATGAGATTAAAAGATTTGGATGAAATATCGTCTCCAACTGGTGTAAAGGGAATGTGGAAATATATTAAAAAGGACAATAAAAACTCATCAGTATTTACAGTATTAAAGAAAGGTATTCCAGTTCATGTAAGAGCATCAGTAAGTTATAATGATTTACTACGATACTATAAACGAGATAAAAAATATGGGTTTATTAGTAATGGAGATAAAATACGATGGGTGTATCTAAAGAATAATCCACTTGGATTAACAGTAGTGGCATATAAAGGTTATGAAGATCCACCAGAAATTATGCAGTTTATTAAGGAAAATATGGATTACGACAAGATATATGATAGGGCACTCACTAAAAAACTCAATTTATTTTATGAGTGTTTAGACTGGGGATCACCGGTAGATGAAGAGCAAAGTCTGGAAAGATTTTTTTAATTTTGAATAATAAAACTGATATATATGTATATACAGATTAAACAATAGGAGAATAGTAAATGAATAAACACAAATTAACCCGTTTTATAGACAAATACCATTTGGGTGGTAATGTAAATGCGGTAGTTATAAACAGTAACGATGATACATTAAGTACCCGTTTTATTACTGGAGATAAAGCAATGCTTGGTGAATTATCAATGAATAGTTGGACTTTTCAAGATGCAGAGTTGGGAGTATATGATACAGAACAATTTAGTAGATTATTGGGAGTTTTAGATGATGATGTAACACTTAATTTAACTCAAGCCGGTGATAAAGCAATTGCATTAGAAGTGTCGGATAAACATTCTAAAGTCAATTTTATGTTGTCGGATAAATCAGTAATTAACCAACCACCAGCATTGAAAAAACTTCCAGAGTTTCAGTTGAAGATTAAAGTGGATACTAACTTTATTGTTAGGTTTATCAATGGTAAATCAGCATTACCAGATACGGATACTTTTACTGTAATTACTGATAATGGTGATACAAAATTGGTTATAGGTTATTCGTCAATTAATACAAACAGAGTTACAATTCCAGTAGAAACTGAAGAATATGAAGATATTGATAAAGTTTCATTTAATGCTACTCTGTTTAAGGATGTATTGACTGCAAATAAGGAATGTGAAAGTGCTACGCTTGAAGTAAGTGAACAAGGATTATCACGGATCAATTTTAAAGTAGACGAATACGATGCTACGTATTACCTCGTGGCAGTTCAGGATGTCAATTAGACTTGACAATTTCCCAACTTTTACAGAAAACCATTTTAGGACTTGGCAATCTGATTTAACGCCGATTGAATATCACCACGGATACAAAGTTAAACGGGATGATTATTTCAATCTTGGAGAAGTTTCAGGTGGAAAAGTTCGCCAATGTTCTAAACTTGTCTATGATAATTTAGATCATATAAGAGAGAATTGCAATGGCGGAATACTTACGGCAGCTGGTATTCCGTCACCTCAAAGTGCTATTACATCTGCCGTTGCTAAGTATTTTGGATTAAAATGTTTGGTGACAGTACCATATTATCCAGGCCATATTAAAGATAGTTATAGAGTAAATGTATCGTTAGCTCAAAAATTTGGAGCTAAAGTATATGGTGTAGGAAACCCTAACATATCTGGACCAGAAATGGATGCTAAACGACTTGTAGAAGAGACTGGATATTTTCAAATAAAGTTTGGAATGAATGGTCGTAATGTTATACGGACAGTTTCAAATCAAGTTAACAATGTACCAGATAATGTAGAAACGATTGTGGTTATTGCCGGAAGTGGATTATCTGCACTTGGAGTGGCGGTAGGGTGTAAATTATTTAATAATAACGTAAAGAATATTTACGCTGTAGCATTAAGTGATTATATAAATAAGAATAAAAAGATGTGGTATGATAAGTTTTTACCAGAAGAACAGTTTGATGGAAAATTAAATATAGTTCCAAGTGAATATCCATACCAACATAAACTTAAACTTGATTACACATTACCACTTGACCAAACTTATGAAGCAAAGGCATGGGATTGGATGATAAAGAATATAGAACCATCCGAAAAGGTTTTATTTTGGGACGTTGGTATAAAAGAATATGATTTAAGTTATATAGAACCAATCAAATGGCATAAAAGTGAATATGAAAAAATACTTGATAGGGAAATGAGAAGAAAAACAGAAACAGTTAAACATGGATTTTTTTAGATTATGTATTTAGATTATTTTGATAAGTTTTACAATATGGATCCATACCTATTCATAGAAGAAAAGGATTGGACTTACATAAAGGAAACGTTTGAAAAAGATGATGTAAAGGAAAGTCTTGCAACCGTCGCAATGACCTATGAACTACCATACCCAGACTTAACAGAAAAGGGTGCTTGGAGAGACTTTCAAAAATTAAAAGCAACTAAATGGAATGAAATACTTGTAGAAGATGAGTGGTATGCAAGAGAAGGCACAAAGTATAGTTATAATTTGAATTATGATGGAAAACAGTTAATGTTTAAACGATTAAATGTAGGAAACACTTGTAGTAATTATTTTCAAATAGAAAACAGATGGTCGGTAGATGGTTCAGTATCACCTGGTCCAAAACGAACTTGGGGAAGTTTAAAGTTCATGACTTCACTAATGGGAAGTGCATATTCACTCAAAGTTCCAAAGATAGATAAATCAACTTTACGGGTGATGTTGGCATTACGAAAATATATCTGTTCCCAGTTCAAACCAAATGTTGCAAAGGCAATTTATGATATGTTAAAGGCAGAAACCATACTTGATTTTAGTGCTGGTTGGGGAGATAGATTAGCAGGATTTTATGCAAGTGAATATGGAAAACATTATGTAGGTTTAGACCCAAGAAAAGAAAATCATCCAATATACAAAGAACAATCAGAGTTTTACGAGAAACACTTGGGATTTTTTGAACATGAAAGAAAGTGTGATTTTTATTGTGAGCCAGCAGAAGATTTTGATTATTCTAACTATGAAAATTACTTTGATGTAGTATTTACAAGTCCACCATACTTTAGCGTAGAGCGTTATAGTTATGACGACACACAGAGTTGGGTTAGATACAAAGATATAAACGATTGGAACAAAGATTTCTTACAGACGACCTTGGGTAACTTATGGGGCAGTATTAAGAGTGGTGGATATTTATTGGTAAATATTAGTGATGTTTATACAAATTCTAAATGGTCAACCGATAGGGGTTGGTTAGAGATTTGTAATCCAATGAATGACTATCTATCTAAGTTAGGAGAGTATCAAGGTTGTATTGGAATGGAAATGGCTAAACGACCAAATAGTGGTGGGGCAGGAACGGCAAAAACTTATGAAGGTTCTGTATGGACAGAAAAATCTCTTGAAAATAAAGATGATAAAAAATTTGGAGAACCGATTTGGATATGGAAGAAACTTTAGATAAAATTACTCTTGCAAGAAGAAAATCTTTTAAGATATTTTTCATAGGATTTAACAAAACTGGAACAGTTTCTTTATTACATCTATTTTGGGATATCTTAGGATATGAAGGCAAAGTTATTCACGGTGGCGGTGCAACCAGAGAAAGACAAAATTATGATTTAATGGGAATAACAGACCAAACAAAGGATTTATCAGAAGAATTTGACAGACTTGGTGATAAGTTATTAAACCAGTGGGTTGTGTATTTAGACACTAATTGGATATCTGATAATTTTGAAACACTTTATAAAAATTATCCAAATGCAAAGTTTATATTTAATACAAGAAATGAAGATGATTGGGTAGAAAGTAATAAACGACATAGATCTCAATTATCTGAAGAAACGAGAAAAGAGGGTAATTGGGAAGATTTTGATGAAAAGTCAGAGAGAGATTATCATCGGAAACATACAAAAAGAGTATTAGATTTTTTCAAGGATAAACCAGATGAACTTTTAGTTTTAGATATTTGTGGTGGAGATGGATATGATAAATTGTGTCCATTTTTAGGGATAGATATACCTGATGAACCTTTGCCATATAGACACAAAAGAAGTCGTCCTTATTTTGCACACTTTAGACGACCAAAAGCTAACGGATTTTGGTATGGTTCAGAGTTAGGTGATCTTGAAAAGTTATGTATTAATTCGTGGATAAAGAATGGATATGAATTTCATCTTTGGTTATATGATGATATAGAAGTTCCCAACGGTGTAGTTGTAAAGAATGCAAATGATATAGTTTCACTTGACCAATATTTTACTTATACAAAAGGACATACAAAAAATACTCCTGTAGCTTTTTCAAATTTATTTAGAGCACACTTACTTTATAAGTTGAGTGGATTGTATGTTGATTTAGATGTTTTATGTATACAACCACAAAATTTTACTGAGAGATTTGTATTTACAGAACAGGGTCATAAATTATCTGATTATCATGTTGGTACTTGTTTAATATATGTTCAGGATAAAGAAGAACAAATATTTGAGGATTGGATTGATTGGATAGATTCTTTAAAGTCAACTTCTGTTTCACATGGTGGATTGGGACCAGATTTGTTTACTAAGTTAGTTATAGAATATGAATTAAAAGAGTATGTTTTACCAAAGAAATGTTATTGTCCAGTTGATTGGGAGTTATATAAAGATATATTTGAATATAAATTAGATTCTTATGGAATTCATTTGTATAGTAGTATATGGGATGATGAGGATTATAAAAATATAGACAAATTAAAATGAGAATAGAACAGGCATATGTTTCACCATCATTATCACAATTCAGACATGAATTTTTAGACTGTTGGAATTTGAGAAAATATGATAATCCAGAAGAACCTGCAGTTTTTTATGGTTTATATTTTGATTGGGACGGTAATAAAAAACGGCCTAAAAAGAGTTCTGTTGATACAGAAACTTATAATAATCATAAAGGATTTAAAGTTTTATTGTGTGGGGCAGCAGAATATAGTGGTGGTCAGTTTAATAGAATAGATAAAGAAAGTTTAAATTTGGTAGCAGTAGATGATTGGGAAGTTGATGCATGTAAGGCATTAAAATTACCTTATAAACATTTAAAAGTACCATATTTTGATTTTGATAGATATTTACCGACAAAACTTGGTGATAAGATTTATTCTCATATACCATTGAGAGAAAAAGATGGTGAATGGGGTAAAAATTTCGAGAATATGTTTCAGTATGAAAAATTAATGAAATTATTTGGTGAAGATATGTTTTGTTTTCCAAAGAAGTTGGATCTACAACTTCAACGTTTTCAATGGATACCGACATATCATATATTACCATATTTTAATCAAAGTTTTGTTAATATCAAACAACATAAAATAAGAGGAACAGTAACTTCTTGGAAATTGGGAGTGATGGGTAGAAATACAATTACTATTAATACTGAAGGTGCACCAAACTTCTTACATTATAAGTCTGATGATGATTTGTTAAGATTGGTAGATGAGGAATCTAAAAAAATTGGAACTATACAAAATGGGGTATCAGAAAAAGTAAAGGATTATTTTCATCAGTCTGATGATTGGTTACACGAAGAGTATTGGAGATGAAAATAGCAATATTACAGAGTAATTATTTACCTTGGACGGGGGTATTTGAATTAATCGATTCGGTTGATAAGTTTGTGTTTTATGATAATGTACAGTTTACAAAACAGGATTGGAGAACAAGAAATAAAATTAAAACTGATAATGATAATCTATGGTTGTCTGTTCCAATACAAAGACAAAAACTTAAAACAAATATTATTGATATAAAAATTTGTAATGAAATAAATTGGAAGAGGAAACACTATAAAAGTTTTTATCAATATTACTCTAAATCTAAATATTTTAGTCAGTATAAACATTTGTTAGATTTTTATTTATTAGATTGGGAATACCTTTATAAATTGAATAGATATACTATTGAAAAAATATCAAGAACATTAGGCATAGATACAGAATTTTATTATTCAGAAAATTTTAAATTAAGTGGTAATCCAACTGAAAAAATTATACAAGTTGTTAATCAACTTGGTGGAGATACTTATGTTTCAGGTCCGACCGCTAGAAATTATATTGAAGAAAGTTTATTTGCAGAGATTAAGTTAGAGTATATTGAATATAAGACGAAAAACAGATTCACAGTATTAGACAATATATTTAATAATGGGATATTTATAAGTAGATAGGAGATTAATTATGAAAAAAGTAATTTGGAAATCTAACATTCGTATTAAAGCAGAACTGCATTCATCGATAGTTGTGGCAGTAGAAGATTCTACTTATTTACTTAGACGAAAAAAGGGAACTGAAATTCCTACAATGAAAGCTAAAAATATTGTTCAATTGAAAAAAACGGGTAGTAAAAGTAAAAAGAAAAAATAAAAAAGTGAGGTTATAATGTCTTGGCACGAAAGGACATCGGTTACAGATTTAACAATCGGGGATGTAATCTTATCCTATGATATTAATGAAGAAAAAATAGTAGAGGCAGAAATTATTGATAGAGTTGAAGAATTTTATTCAGATGGTAAAGAAACGTTTGCCATATTTACTGATGATTTTAGTATAAACTTAACTATTTTTCATATTTTACCTTATTACCGTGATGGAGAATTGATTATAGATAATTCTGGTACAGTTGAGGTTGGTGACGAGCTCATTGTAATAAATGAAGATGAATTATCAATAATATTACAGAAAGTTATTTCCATTGAGGAAGGTATGACTGATAAACAGGTTGTTTATCATCCATTATCATCTAATGGATATTATTTTGTAAATAGAATTTTATTACACGATTAAATGGTTACAGTTCATAAGGATCACGGAGTTTATAGTTTTGACGAGAGTGTTCCATTTCATAAAAAAATATTAAGTGAATTTTATCATTCTAAATTCGAAAAATTATTAAAGTCTAATGATATATCATATATTATAACGGATTATGGAGATTATGACGATAGAATAGATGATTACAGAGTATATTATAATTATACAAATAGTGACTATTTTGTAGGTCGTTTTGCACATGCACTCCCCGATAAAGAATTACATTCTAAATATTTTGATAAATTATTTAATCATTATGGTGAAAAAATGTGGCCTAATAAAAAGTCATATTATTACTATGATGATAAAGTTAGACAATATGAACTTTTAAAGAAGTATGGTATTCATGTTTCAAGTGTTACTTGTAATGATTTAGATGAATTATTAAAAAATGTTACTGTTGGAACGGTTATTAAGTCTACTTATGGTGCTGGCTCAGAGAGTACTTTTTATGTATGGGAAAAAGAACATTTAGATAATATTGAAGAATACATTTCACATTGTTATAATAGTGAAAATTTCTTTCCTTGTCAAGTCCAAGAGTATATCAGTACTGAGTATGAAAAAAAGATAGTGATAACTAATGATGAAATTTATGGAATTAAACAGAAATTGGATGTTGGTTGGGAGTATCCAAATCATTTTCCGTTTAATTATGGTGATGAGCATTGGGGAAATCGTAAAGGGAATATGGTTGAATCTTTAAATGAGAGTGAGTTTGAGTTATTAGACACCATTATGGATATTAAAACTGAACTTAATTCACCAAATCTAAAATTTGATATTATAGATAAAAAAGTTATTGAATTTACTTATATGTATGGCGAGTTATTACCAGAAACTTATAAATATATGTATTTTGACATGAATACCAAATCCTTTGAAGAAAAAGTGGTGTCTGTTAATGATTTTGCATATAAACAACCAAATTCAGTATTAAAACATTTAGGTATTATATAATGAAGTATCTGTATTATAATGGAGATAGTTTTTGTGGTGACCAAATAAAGGAAGGTAGAAGATTTGGAGATTTATTAGGGCAAAAGTATAATTTGAAAGTTAATCATGCATGGCAAGGTGGTGCAAGTAACCATAGAATACATAGAACTACTGTAAATCATATTATGAATAATCAGTCTAAGTTACAAGATACATTATTTTTAATAGGTTGGACTAAACCTACTCGGTTTGAAATGTATGATACTATACATCAGAGATATATTCCAATGGGGCATACTAATTTTTATAGAATGATGAGAGGTGAGGATATACAATTTCCACCTGGAACTAATCCACCATCGTGGGAAAAAGATTTAAAACTATCTGATGAATTTAAAAAGGAATATATCACAAAATTTGTTGATTTTGATAATATGTTAGAAGAACATATAAGAAGAGTTTATTATTTAGAATGTGTTTTGAAGGCAAATAATTGCAAATATTTATTTTATAATATTTTTAATGATACTTACCGCAGAGGGGTGATTCGTAAGGTCGTTATGGGTATTAATAATAAATTGGTAATACCAAAAAAGAGTGATAATTATATTTGGAATAATGCTAATGTACTTTTTGATTGGGATAATTGGATATTACCTCGTAGTTCATTCGATGACCATTTAACGAAATATTCAGATCATTCAGTTAGAAGAAGTAAGGGTGATGATCATCCAAATGAATTAGGTCATAGGATTTGGTATCAAGTGGTCAGAGAAAAAATAGATAGTATAAATATATTATGAAATATCTATTTGTAATTTATACTGATTCTGAATACCAAAAATATTTAGAACAGTTTAAGAAGGAAAAGTTTTATAAACAGATTTGTGATGACCCGACCATCGAGGTTATAGAATGGGGTACAGATTTTCATACAGATTACAGAGATTTACCTGTTAAAACTCAAGAGATGATGAAGTGGTGTAGTGAAAATAAAGAATATGATTATTTAGTTAAGTGTGATGATACTACATTTATGAGAGAAGATTTAAAGGTTGATTTTGTATATGATAATGTGAATATTTTTATACATCATGGGGATTATTGTGGTATTAAAAAACGAGTATTTAATTATGATGATTTTTATATTGAGTGGTATAAAAATAAAGGATTGGGAGAACTTGATAAGAGTTTAAGTGATATTGCTAATGGTTATTTTTATGATGGAAAATGTTATACTGTATCAAAAGATTTTAGTTATTTTATAGGACAACAAAGAGGAATATCAAAAATATTCACAAAAAGACTGTCAATAGAAGATGTAATGGTAAGTTTTATTTACAGAGAGATGTATGAAGATTAGGTATAAAAAAGTTCCAAATAATGAAAATGCAATAGAGGTTGATGGAAAAGTAGTGCTATCATTTGATCCAAAGTATAAAGAATATCTAAAATGGAAAGATGAGAATCCAGGGTTGGAACAGGAGCTGTTAAATGAGATAGGACAAGAAATAGAAAATAAAAGATTGTATAAGCTCGGTGCACCACACAAGAGTTCTGATAAATGGAAATGGTATAATGAAAGTGGTCAGTTAGTATTAGAGTCTAAGATATCTACAAATAAAGAGAACCCAGAAGATTCTGAATGGAAAGTGGACGGTGAATATATTTCTTGGTATGATAATGGACAGAAGGAATCTGAAGGAAACGTTCTGAATGGTAAAAAAGATGGTAAATGGACTGAATGGTATGAAAATGGAGAGGTAACAGAATATGCAACTTATAAGAATGGAAAGCCAGTTGGAAAATTAGATAGATGGCACCCAAGTGGAGTAAAAGAAAGAGAAATAATATTTGATGAAAGTGGGTTAGTAACGGAACAGGTTTGGTGGTATGAAAATGGACAACAGGGTTCAACAGGGAAATATAAAAATGGAGTTAAGTTCGGTAAATGGATTTGGTGGCATGAAAGTGGAGAAAAATGGGGAGAAGGACAATTTGAGGACGAAATGATAGCAGAAGCTTCTGTTGGCGGTGAGATCCAGCAAAGAAGAATAGAAGTAAAAATTGGTAAATGGACTTATTGGCATAAAAACGGAAATAAATTTTCAGAAGGAATTTATGAAGAAGGAGAGGCCGATGGAACATGGAGATGGTGGTATAATAATGGACAAAAAGAAAAAGAAGAAACTTATGTGGAAGGAAATCTTAAAGGAAAATATGTTAATTATTATAGAAATGGTAAAATGAGATCAGAAGGTCAGATATTAGGTGGTGAAATGGATGGTAAATGGTTATTTTATTTTCATAACGGGAAAAAGGAAATGGAATGTAATTTTGATTTTGGAATGCCAATAGATATAGCCAAAATATATCACGATAGTGGAGAATTAGTTCGGGAGATAGATTGTGATTAGTTTTATAGTACCTTTTTCTACAATAGAAAAGGATAAATTTTTAAACTTAAATGAAAAAGAAGATTTGTGGGAAGAAAATAATTTTTCAAATATAATGTATTCTACCATAAAAACAATTAAGAAGATAAATTCACTTGAATGTGAAAAGGAAATTATTTTAGTTGATAATAGTCATACTTGGCCAGATGTAAATTTACCAAATCTTAGGGCAATTAAGGGTTGGCAAGCATTACCACTTGAAGAGCTCAAAAAGATTCCTGAATTTATGAATCATAATGATATAGATTTGTCCTTAGAAAATATAGGTAATTTAACTATGTGGGTATCTATGGCTTTTCATTGTGGGATACAAGAAGCAAAAGGTGATTATATTGTATTACAACACAATGATACTCTTTATCTTCAAGATTGTATTGATGAAATGATACAACAAATGGAAGAAGAAGAACTTGAATATATTTCAGTTGATAATAAAAAAATATGGATTTCTACTTATATTTTACATAAAGAGATATTAGATAAGTATCTTAGAGAATATTCATTTGAACCAATTACAATGTCACCCAACTTTGGTGGATATGTAAAAACTCAAAAACTTGGATTTGCAGATGCGTATTTTTTTATGTGTAAGAGAAAGTTCTTTGATAATTATAATATAGACTGGTATTACGGTGATACCAATCATGGTGCAACCATATATTGTCTTGAGAATGATTTAAAGTATCTTCATTTAGGTCCTTATTATGATAATCCAAATTGGGAAACAAACGATACATTACATACATATTACTATAAGGATAAACCATTTCTTACTCATCTTAAAGGTGGGTTTTCTGAAAATAAAATGTCATCAGAAGATTTTGAAGAAGAATTTAATAAATATTTACAGGAATTAAAAAATGCAAAATGAACATACCCTTTGGGTAGAAAAATATCGGCCCTCTAATCTTGACACTTACATTGGTAATGACCAATTAAAAGGTAAAGTCAAGGTTTATTTGGAGAGTGGCGACTTACCACATCTTTTACTGTTCGGAAAGGCTGGTACAGGTAAGACCACTCTCGCAAAACTACTTGTTAATAATATAGAATGTGATTATCTATACATTAACGCGTCAGACGAGAACAATGTAGAAACCGTAAGGAGTAAGGTTAAGAACTTTGCATCCACTATGGGCTTCAAGGATTACAAGATTATAATCTTGGACGAGTGTGATTACATCACACCAAACGCCCAAGCCGCACTTCGTAATCTAATGGAAACATTTAGTAAACATTGTAGGTTCATCTTGACTTGTAATTTTGTTGAGAGAATTATTGACCCGATACAATCTCGGTGTCAAACATTTCAGGTCATACCACCAAATAAAAATGATGTAGCAAAACATCTACATAACATTTTAAGTCAAGAGAGTGTGGATTATGATAGAGAAGATTTGGCAATATTAGTCAATAGTGGTTATCCCGATATAAGACGAGTTATCAATGGTGCACAAAGACAATCAGTAGATGGTAAGTTGGTTATTGATAAACAGAGTATTGTAGAGAACGATTATAAGTTAAAGTTGTTGGAGATATTAGAGAAACAAGATAAAAAGAGTGCATTCAATAATGTTCGTCAGTTGATGGCAGACGCAAAGGTTACAGATTTTGCAGATTTGTTTAGACTTCTATATGATGAAGTTGATAGTTATGGTAAAGGACATATTGCAGAATGTATCTTGATAATAGCAAAATATGAATTAAGTGATGCCCAAGTGGTTGATAAAGAAATCAACGCGATGGCAATGATAATAGAAATACTACAAGTTATAAAATAAGGAGTTAGAATGTATTATGAGGCGACGGTTATTTTCATAGAGGAAATACAGACAAAAAACGGAGTAAAAGAAAAGAAAGTTCGTAAGACTTACTTGGTGGAATGTGATTCAGTAAGTGTTGCAGAAGCAAAAGTAAATGAATGGTTAAAAGATTCACCTTTTGTTTTTGAAACCATAATTGCAAAGCAATCAAAAATAGTAGATGTGGTAGAATGATGGTAGAAAAATATTGGGGTGAAAAGAAACCACCTGTTAAAAAAGGCGCACAACCTAATGGTGTTAAACCAGAAAAACATATATCGGTTCACGAGAATAAGATTTATTATTATTCTAATGTAAACAGAGAAAGTGCAGTAGAATTAAATAAAAAGATAGGTGAGATAGAATCTAAGAGTTTGACATTGGCAAATACTTTAGATATAGACCCACCTACACTTAAAGTATTGATAAATTCAGGTGGTGGTTCAATCACTGCTGGTATTTCGTCTATGGATACAATATTGAGAACAAAAGTTCCAGTACATACTTATGTAGATGGGTTCTGTGCAAGTGCAGCCACATTTTTATCAGTAGTAGGTGAGAAAAGATTTATGAGTAGAAATTCTTATATGTTGATACATCAATTATCTACAAATTTTTGGGGAAAGTATTCTGAGTTTGAAGATGAGAAACAGAATCTTGATTTGATGATGGAAACGATTAAAAGGGTGTATAAGGAATATACAAAAGTTCCTGAAGATACACTTGATGAAATATTAAAACATGACTTGATGTGGGATGCAGAAACGTGTAAATCTTTAGGATTAATAGATGAGATAGTTTAAAATGATAGATATAGTTCAAGAATATATTATTGAACAGTTTGATAATATAGTTTATTCTTTAGATTTTGGGTTTGAAGAACCAGATAAGTTTAATTTAGAATGGATAGATTTTTTGGAAAGTGTAGATTGGAATAACAATTATGTTGTATTGGAGAGAACGGTTGAAGGTTATTTTCCAGAACTTTCTATGAAATTATTACATGAAGAAATAAGAAAACATAAATATCCTGCAAATAAAATAATATTTTTAACCAGTGATTTAAAGATAGAAAAAAATTATAATAATTGGAAATTAAAGAGTAAATTTAAGGATGATGTTCCTATTAATGTAATTGGAATTGCGGGATTTTTTCCTGATGTTATGCATTTGGTTAAGAGGGAGAAAAATCATAGAGAAATTTTATTAAAAAATATTTTGGTAACTAATGAAAGAGATAAGTTATTCCTTTTTCTTACCAGAAAAATGTGGCCATATAAAGAGAAGTTTTTTAACAAGATTAAAAGTATTGGGGGATTAGATGTTTCTATTTATTCGGCTATTGATTATGGAATATATTTAGATGATGAGGAACACTTTAAATCAGGTGGAGGTTGGAATGAACAAAAAAAATATGAATTAAGTAAATATTATGAAAATACATATTTTGAAACATTTTGTAATTGTGATATAGATGAGATAGATGGTAGAATATTTTTATGTGAAAAGAATGTAAAACCATTACTTCACGGACAACCATTTATTAGTTTGTCAAATTCGGGAACATTAGAAGTACTTAGAGGTATGGGATTTGAAACTTATCCAGAATTATTTGATGAAAGTTATGATGATGAAGTTAATATTGATAATAGATTTAATATGGTAGTTAAAGAAATAAAACGATATATTGATATGTGGAATAAGAATAAGAGTAAAGTTAATCAAATATTTACACAAGAGAATATTTTAGAGAAAAGGAAACATAATCAGAATTGGGTAATATATCATAATCCAGTATTACCAGATTTATATTATAAATTAGGAAGGATTATCACATGATTTACTGTTTCGGAGATAGTTGGAGTTATGGTTCTGAATTAAATGAAAATGAAAATCCTTTCGTTTATCATTTAGCAAAGGATTTAGGAGAAAAATTTATAAATTTTTCATCTCAAGGTAATTCATATTCAGTAATAGTAACTCGGATATTTGGTAATGTTCGTGATATTAATAGTGATGATACTATATTAATAGTTATTCCGCCTGATATAAGATGGATGGATCAACAACAGGGAAGTTTCATAAGTTGGTATTATGAAGCAGATAAAGAAAGATATATGTCTTGGTTAGGGGATAAAACAGAAGTTTGGTTTAGATATCATGCAAGTTTATTTACTTATTCTATTCAATCAGCATTAGATGGTATTGGTTGTAAGTATTTATTTATGCATAATTATGGTGGTGAATTTATTATAGACAGTAGATTTAAATCTTTAATTAATGTTGATAATTTTTTAAATATTAAAAAGTCTTTGACTACACTATTGGGTGGAAAAGATGAATATGAATCTTGGGATTTAGAGAATAATGGTCCAGACATGCAAATGAAAAAAAGTATATATTTTGAAGAACATCATACTCATCCAAATGAATTAGGACATAAGAGAATTGTAGAATTAATTAAAGAGAAGTTATGAATGGTATTTTAAAATGGGTAGAACCACACCGAGGTAGTGGATACATTACGAATGAAGATACTGGATTATGTAATAGAATTTATCATTGGGAACTTGGATATCAAATTGCTAAAATTAATAATATGAAAATTGAAGTTCAAAAAATGTGGTGGCCAGAATTAGAATTTTTAAATTTACCTTTAACTTCACGTGTAGACCAAAGTGATTCTGAATTTATTAAAGATTCATATCCTTTTGATTCTAATGTTATAAGACATTGTGGATTTAAGTTAGATAGTACAGAAAATTGGTTTCCAGTTGACGGGTGGGCGTTTAATAGGTTTCATCTTGATTATTTTGATGATAAATACCATTTAAAGCGGCCGTTACAATTAATAAAAATTAAAGATGCAAAATTAAACTATTTGATTGAAAGTACCGCTAGAGGTATGGTTGGTATTCATATAAGAAAGTCGCACGGTGTACGGGGAACGTTCGCATCTAATGGTGAAGAAGGTAAATATGAGAACATTGATAATAATGTTTATATTAGATTTATTGAAAAAATATTAAAATTTAATCCAAAACAAAAATTTTATGTAAGTAGTGATTTACCCTTGGATAGTATTAAGTTTTTATCGGACAATTATGATATAATTACTTATAAAGATGTTTTAAAAGAATATAAATTTAAAATAAAAGATAGTAGTATCAGGGATAAAATTGTGAATTATAGAGATAATGTTATAAAACAAAATACTTTAAAGGATATTGTAGATTTATTTGGACTTGCATTTTGTAGTTATTTAATAACACACACTGTGTCATCATGGAGTGCTTTTGCAAGACAATATATGAATAAACCAAATGTAACTTCAGATATTGGTAAGATAGATATGTTTATAAAAATGTTAGGAGATTCTAAATGAAATATTTGTATTATAATGGAGATAGTTTTTGTGGGGATGGGTTAGAGAAAAGTGAATCATTTGGTCAATTATTGGGTGATAAATATAATTTAGAAGTTAATCATGCATGGCAAGGTGGTGCAAGCAGTTATAGAATCTATAGAACAAGTATAAATCATATTATGAATAATCAATCTGAATTACAAGATACACTATTTTTAATTGGGTGGTCTAAACCTACTCGGTTTGAATTATATCATACTCTTAGAGAAGAATATATCCAGATGGGGCATCACAATTTTTATTTAAGGTTAAATAATAAACCTATTCGTGGAAATCCAATGGGTTTGACGCAGATATCGGTAGACGGATACGATGTATCTACTGAATTTAAAAAGGAATATGTTGAAAAGTTTATTGATATTGATATTATGTGCAAAGATAGCATTAGACGAGTTTATTCTTTAGAATGTATTTTGAAAGCAAATAATTGTAAATATTTATTTTGGAATGTATTCCATGATACTTGTATTTTACACTCCGCCCTTCCTGATCCTATGCAACTTTGGAATACGGCAGTAGAAATTTTTGATTGGGAGAATTGGATATTACCTGATAATTCATTTGATGGATATTTAAACCAGTTTCCAAAAGATGAAGTGAGACTGTCACCAAATGATGACCACCCTAATAAATTAGGTCATCAAAAATGGTTTGAAGTTGTGAGTTCGGTTATAGATAATAAAGAGTTACTATGAAAAAAACAGTATTAGTAGGTGGATGTTCACATTCAGCACCATATTATGTTACAAAGCAAAAAACTTGGCATTCATTGTTGAAGGAGAAATATGATTGTAATATAAGTTCTCATACTATTTCTGGTGCAGGTAATCTTTTTATTATTGATCATTTAATGTGGGAGTTGAATAAGACTGAAGTTGATTTAGTTATATTTCAGATAACAGAGCAGTTTAGAACAGTTCTTGGTATAAATCATCAATCATTAGTATTACATAGAAAAGACTTTAAAGGTGCTAGTTGTAAATCAACGAATATATTTTTTAACGCAGATTTTTGGGAAAAATACAGTTCAGTAGATTATAGATTTAGTCCAGACAGACGTGATTTTGATGATAGAAAACATATTTTATCAGAAAATTTTCCGTACAAAGAACATGATTTGATATATGATCCTGAGTATTATGAGATGTTTGATATTTTTTATTTAGAACAGATTTTACCATCAGTATATGAAACACAAGTTAGATATTTAAGAGAGTTGTATTTACTTCAAAATGAATGTAAAATGAAAAATATTCCTATACTTTTTATTGAATGGTGGAAACCATTATTAAAAATGGATGTAGATGCTGTAAAATTTTATTATAATAAGTTGGATAGGAATAAATTTGTAGAATTTGATTATGATAAAAATTGGGATGTATTGAAAGTTGATGGAGTAGAACAATACTTTGGTCCTGATGGATGCCATTTTAATGTTAAAGGACATAAGATGTTTTTTGAAAAATATGTTGAACCTAACTTACCTATAAAATTAGATGCCCAAATATAAGAAAATATCAAATAATGAAAACGCCATAGAGATTGATGGAAAAGTTGTGTTATCATTTGATCCACGATATAAAGAATATCTGAAATGGAGAGATGAAAATCCTGATTTAGAAAAAAAATTAGTAGATAATACAGTGGACGTGTTCGATAATCTTTTGAATCATCGGTTAAAGATAAAAAGGTCACGGTTTGTATTTTATTGGAAAAATGGCAATGTAATGGTAAAGGGTGGTTTTGTAGGAAATTTAAGGATTAGTGGTCAATGGAAATGGTATTATGAAAACGGTAATATACAAAGTGAAATAAATTATGTAGGTGGTTTTAAAGAAGGTCTATTTAAATTGTATTATAAAAATGGAAATATTAAAGTACAAGGAAATTATAAGAAAGATAACAGAGATGGTGTTTGGTTAATTAATGAAAAAATAAGAAAGTATCAAAATGGTAAAGAGTTGTAATGAATGGGATACTTTGAAAGAGGTATTCGTAGGTAATATAGAAAATCCAAATAATCCAATAAAGGGTAAAGACCTTCATTGTATTAACTATGCCAATAAAGACAATATTGATGATGTTACAGAAGGTTATTATCCAGAACAAGTTATAGAAGAAACTAAAGAAGATTTAGAAGAATTAGTATCTACTCTTAAATCATTTAGAGTAACAGTTAAGAGACCAGAAACACAAGATAATTTTAAGACATTATCAAATGGAGAGTGGATTTCAGATGGATATTACAATTATTGTCCACGAGATAGTGTAGTTGTTATTGGTGATACTATAATTGAATCACCTATGGCATTGAGGTCAAGGTACTTTGAAACATTTTCGTTTAGAAATGAGTTTATTGATTATATGAAGAAGGGTGCAAGGTGGGTATCAGCACCAAAACCAAGATTAACAAACGATAGTTATCAGAGAGAAAATTTAGATGAATTAACATTAACAGAGGTAGAACCTGTGTTTGATGCGGCAAATATTTTACGATGTAATAATGATATCTTATATTTATTATCAAATACGGGTAATAAATTAGGAGCCCAATGGTTACAGAATTTTCTTGGAAGTGAATATAGAGTTCATATATTAGAAAATTTGTATAGTTATGTTCATTTAGATTCTACTATAGCATTGTTAAGAGAGGGATTGTGTTTATTAAATCCCGATAGAGTTAATGAAGATAATATGCCAGAGTTATTAAAATCTTGGGATAAGATTTGGTGTCCAGAGATGGTAGACATTGGATACTATGGAGATTTTAATCATGCATCAGTTTGGATTGGGATAAATTTATTATCTTTAAATTCAAACTTGGTTCTATGCGATGAAAATCAGACGGAGTTACATAAAGAATTATACAAACATAACATAGAAGTTATTCCAATGAAACTTAGACATTCAAGGACACTTGGTGGTAGTTTTCATTGTACAACATTAGATATTTGGAGAGAATAACAGTTATATTAAAGGAGTTATAAAATGGCTAAAAGAAAAGCACCTCGACAACCACAACAAGAAGTTCAAGTGGATTTGAAAAAAGCAGATACTATAAAATGTGATGATTGTGGGAATTACCTTTTTATTACAGCAAGTGTAATTAAAAGAATTTCACCAATTATGTCACCAACAGGACAAGAAGCACTTGTACCAGTTCAGGTTTATAGTTGTGGTGATTGTGGTAAAGTTCCAAAGATGTTTTTAGAAGGTAGTGGACTTGGTTTGGATGAAGAAATCAATAAACCAAAAAAAGATGCACTTTCTCGACCAGATTTGGAATGGGCTGATAGTAAAGGTATTTAGTGGGTAAAAAACCAGATAATGTTGCAGATAACCCAGCAATATTACCTTATGGAAGTAATGTTGGTGCTCCAGCAATAAAACCAACTAATATTAGTTCTTGGAAACAAGAACGGATAGTATCTACAAATCATTATTTTGAAACACGATATAATGAGATAAAAGAAGAATACATCAAATTGATGAAAGAGTATGAGTGGAATAAACTTGTCTATGATGCCAAGTATAGTTTTCAGCCTGTTGTAGGACATACTTATTATTTATATCAACATGAAGAAGGTCATTTGTGGTTGAGTTTAATAGAACCTGAACAATGGGATCAAATATTCATAGGAGCATTCAAATTAACATCAAATGATAAATGGGAAAAGGTAGAGTGGGACACGATAAAAAAATAGAAGGTATATCGTTAGAAATAGCCAACCATTGGACTACAAATAATTATTTAACAGAGACCAATAAAAATTGTGGAACTCTTGTTGCATTTGATGTGGTCGAGGATAATATAACTGAAATAAATACTAATATTGATTTGGGAGAATTGGAGAGTAGAAATTTTAAATATGATGATTTTATAGATTTCTTAAAAAGAAATAATTTTACTTTTGTATTAGGATTAAGAAATATTTCTTATTCTGAAGTGAATCCATCAGAGGAATGGACAGATGAATTAAAGGAATCATTAAAATCTAATGGAGTGGAGTACGATGAGTTTATTATAGATGCTTGGCCATCACCAATTCCAGAATTTGATGTTCCTGATAATATTTTTATGTTAAGGTATTCTTATGATGAGTATAGTAAGATAGATCAAATGTCAGCAAGAAATTATGTTTTTGAAGATTTTATGAAGAATAGTGATTGGGAAGAATATTATAAGAAAATTGAAGATGGAGATAGAATGAGAGTTATAGTTTTTTGTAGTGATATAGAAAATTTAATATTACATGAGAGTTTTGTTAGATGAGTAAAATATTTGTATTGGGATATAATAAAACTGGAACTATAAGTTTATCTCAATCATTACAAATTTTAGGGTATAGTGTGTTACATACTGGAAGTAATAATTTTATGGAAATCTTAATGAAATTTTCTAATAACTTAGAACTTGGTGTGGGAATATTAGATGGAATTGATAAATATGATTGTTATTTGGATTATCCTATCTACGAACCTACAGTCTTTAGTCATATTGTAGATGAATATCCAGATGCCAAGTATATTAGTTTAACAAAAAATTTAGATGACTACGTGGATTCTGTTTTACGAGTAAAATTATAAGAATACAACAAGGAAAGTTTAATAATTGGAATTGGTTAGGTGTCGGTGATGAAGAAGTGTTTAGAAATTATCCAGAACATCAGAAGGAGTGGGTGAAAGGTAGGACTAAATTTAAACATGATAGTAATATAAGATTTTTAAATAAGAAAAATATAGATTATTTAGATATGAATATTTGTGATGAGGGAGATGGTTGGGAAAAATTATGTAAATTTTTAAATAAACCTATACCCGATATGGAATTTCCACATGAAAACAAAAATAAAATAGAGAAATTATGATATTATATGAGATGTTACAGAATGTTAATCCTGAAATAGTCAATCATATAGATAAACGTGCAGAACAGTTAGATGGAACATACCTTATATCTAAATCTGAAGAGAGAATGGATTATGTGATTGATTTCTTTGCGTGTTATAAAACTAACACAACATATATTCCTGTATCATCTAATATAGAACAACACCATCTTGATGAGATAGAGTCTAAGTCTAAATATTTAACAGACGACATTGCAGCAGTTTATTCTACATCTGGAACAACAGGTAAAAGTAAATTTGTTACTCATTCATGGAGTAGTATTGAATGGTGCGTTTTAGAATCTATTAAAGAGTGGGAATATACAGAAGATGATTTTGTTTATTGTCCAGAGTTATCTAATACGACAGCATTATTAATGATAACAATTCCATCTTTTTTATCTGGAGCAAAATTTATAATAGAGAAATGGAATCCATCTACAATTAACAAACATGCATTTACTATGATTCCAATGACACCAAAGATGAATGATATGTTAAATGGTACTGAAGATTTTGATGGTGCAAGAACAACTATGGGTTCGGATTTTGTTGAACAATATCAAGTTGATAAGTTTAAAGAACAATGTGGTAGTGATTGGTGGTGTAGTTGGTCTATGACGGAAGTTTTAATGCCAGGAATGACAGGTAAAAATACATTGATTATGAATCCACATAAAGATTATGATGTTAAGTTGAACTATAAAAGTGAATTATTAGTAAAAGGACCAGGTCTTATGTTGGGATATTTAGGTGAGGAGAGGACGAGTGGATGGTTCAATACTAAAGATATTTGGGAAAGAGTAGATGGGGGATATAAATTTATATCTCGTGTTCCCAAAGTGGTGAATCATTTATGAAAATTAAAGTTTTAAGTTGTATTTTAGATATAGAAAATTATAAATGTCTTGATATGGAATACTTTGATGGATTAGAGTTAAACAGAGTTAAGAAAATAAATGATAAACTTGAGATTAAATTACAAAAGGGATTAGATAACTTTTTGGAAGAATTTTCAACCGAGAAGGGTGATAAATATCCATATCATGGAATGTGGGATATGGAAGAAGCCAAGTGGAGATTAAGGAGTGGTAATTTTTTATTTTGGATTTTAGAATACCAAGATGAGATAGTTGGATGGCAGTGGGATGTTTTAGGAAAAATTTCTGTTTATCTTAATAGAAGTAATGGGTTGGTTTATAGTCCCAGGAAAAAAAATGAATTTATATTTATTAAGGATATATTTATAGAAGATAATGAAGTTTTTGGTATAAATTTTTATATTGATAGGAGATATAGAGGAAATTCATTTTCTCGTTTTTTAAAATCTTATCATCCAGAATTATTAGGACAAATGGGTTATAAAAAATTATTATGGCATACAGAAAAATGGAATCATTCAGCATTAAGTATGTTACATAAAACAGAAGGTATAAGTTGTACAACAAAATTATTGAAAATAAATAAGGAGAAATAATGAAGAAGTTATTGATTGCGATATTAATGAGTGTGGGATATTCACAGACAGTAATAGTGTGGGATAGTGATTTCGTTGGTGATACGATTGTTGTAGTTGGTGATTATAATATTGCAAAATCAAATACACCAGTATCATATACAGATATTAATAAAGAACAGATTGAAACTTTTGAGGGACAAGACTTAGCATATCATTTGTCAAATGTTCCAGGTGTTTATATTAGAAATGATTTGGGAGTTAAATCTCAAACTAATTTATGGGTAAGAGGTTTTGACGAACAAAGACTTTCTGTATCTATAAACAATATTCCTATAAATGATCCAACTTCTAAAAAGGTTTGGTGGTCAAATTGGGGATCAACATCTCAATCAACAAATAAAATTCAAGTTCAACGAGGAGTTAGTTCATCTTTATATGGACTTGGTAATCTTGGTGGTAGTGTTCATATAATTACTGATGATTCTGATAAACCAGAAACTAATTTTGGTTATTCTACTTGGAATGGAGATTCTCGTAATTTAAAGTTTAGTGTTAATAAGACAGCTGAGAATTATACTACAAGATTTACATATCTTCGTGATTATGGGTATAAAGTAGGTTCTTATTTTGAGTCTTTAGCATATTATCTTTCAGCCAGAACTAATTACAAAGGACACAATTTGAGATTGGTATTTCATGGTTCACCTGCACTTAATACGCTTGGATTTTATGGTCAATCACCATCTACTTTTGCTAAGTATGGTAGAAATTATAGTGGAAACGTTCAAGTTAGCACATTAGATGTACCAGATTCAGAATCCTATTTGACTTTAAGTGATGTTGTTGGGTTTGCAAAAGGTGGAACATCAAATAGTGTTGGTAGTTTTATTAATGCAGGTGGAAGGTCAAGTTTAGATAATAATGCTTATCATAAACCAATGTTAGAATTACACCATAGTTATACTTTTGATAATGGTGTTGAGTTAAATAATGATTTACATTATTCTTGGGGTAATGGATTTTTAGCACTATTGGATAAGTTTTATTTTGTTAGTAAAGATGAAAATGGGTTAATGAGTTATGAATCAGTAAATGCAGGTGCCCCGTGGTATCCTAATTTACATCAATATACAAGTTGGGTTGACCATAAACAATTTGGTCAAGTACTTACTTTATCAAAGACACTCAATAAGGATAGTAAAATATATGCTGGATTTGATAATAGAGTTTGGATATCAGACCATAAGGCATATATTAATAATGGTTTTGGTGGAGATGAATATTATTATAATATTGGTGGAGTTCCAACTGGATTTCCTGAAGGTGGGAAGATTTGGGATTTTACTACATACAAACCACAATCAAGTTTTTTTGTTAGGTATTTACAAAATATTGGTAAATTTTCTGTATTGGCTGATTTACAACGTTCCAGTATTACTTATGAAGTAGAAGAAAATATGATTAGTACTAATAATACTACTGGTAAACTTATTACTTGGGATAAGAAATTTACAAGTTGGTCACCTAAACTTGGAGTAGTCTATACACATAATAACGATTTATCAACAAGGTTGAGCGTATCGAAAACAGAAAATGAACCACGAATACGGGCAATGTTTAATTATGGTAAACCAAAGGAAGATATAACCTTAGAAGAAGCAATTGATACTGAATTTGGAGTTAAATATAAGAATAGTGGATTGAATATATATAATATAGATTTTAGAGGTAAAAATATGTTGGTTGTAAATCCAGAGATGGCTAATACTGATGATTATGATTATCAGGGAAGAAAATATATTCCAATAGGTGATGCCAATTATAGTGGAATAGAGTTATATACCACATTAGAACTTCCATATGGATTAGTATTGAACTTAAATTATTCAAAGTCTGAGAATGTTTGGGGGACACCATTTGGAGAAGAAGGTAGAAGTATACTATATGGTTTTGATGTAGATTCAACCATTGGTGATACAAGGTATGAAACTGGATTTCCACAAACTATATTGAGTGGTAATCTTTCATATAAATGGAAAGATTTAACTGCAGTAGTTTCTTCGAGATATTATGATGACATTTATATTATGGAAAATAATTCTGAAGTTTCGGTTGATGGACACAATGATGAGAATGGTGAGTGGGTATCTACAGAAGATTCTGCAACATTACCATCAAGTTTCCTTACTGATTTATCAATTAAATATGGTGTATCTAAAAATCTCGATGTACAGTTACAAGTTCATAATTTATTGAATACAGAATATTGGTCAAGTGCGAGTAGTTGGGGATTTCAGACTGGTATTCCCAGAAGTTCTACATTTTCATTATTTTATAGGTTTTAATTATGAAATTTTGGAATAATGATTTTGTATTAACAGTTATTTTAATGGCAACGGCATATAGTTTGGCGTGGGTTACACAAACTGGTCAATTAGCATGGAAATGGGCAAAACCACCTATACCCGCATTGTTAGCAGCAATTCCTACTGGATTATTATTTGCATACGCTGTAAAATATAGTTTTGCATTTTCAAATCAAGCTTGGTTCTTCAAGATTATGTCACATTTTATGGGAACATTAATATTTGCATTATTTACTTGGATGTTTATTGGTGAGGCAATTACTTGGAAGATTGGACTATCAATACTTTTATGTTTTATAGCCGTATTGATTCAACTATAAAGTGTATGTTATAATTACAGGTCATACTTCTGGTATAGGAAAACATCTCTATGAAAACCTTGAAGGTAAGATAATTGGTACGAGTAGGTCTAATGATAAACCTATAACAGAAATATCAGAGTGGTTTGATGAGAAATGTGATTTGTTTATTAACAACGCCTATGATGATGATAATCCTAATGCACAATCTGATGCATTAAAGTATGTTTATTCCAAATGGAAAAACGACTCAAGTAAAATGATAATTTCTATTGGTTCAAATGCACCTGATTTTGGTAAAGGACATGATTATAGTGAAGGTAAAAGACTTTTAGATAAAACAAATTTTAAATATTTTATGGAATCTACTGGGGTGAAATGTTCTTTGATTAGACCTGGCTGGACAGATACACCAAGAATAACAGAATGGTGGGACGGTAAAAAATTAAAAGTTGATAGAATACTCGAAGTAGTTAATTTTATAATTAATTTTGATGGTAGAATAAGGGAGATTACACTTGAAAACAAGTGATTTTATAAAACGATTAAATATTAGATTTGATAGTTATGCTTTAAAACGAGATTGGAAGATATTGGATTCTGAAGTAGAAAGTGATCAGGGTGGATTCAATCAGATAGGGTTAACCTATACTGAAGATTGTGAAGAAGATAAAAGGTGGGTTCAAAATGTAGGTAGTTTATTTTGGGAAAAAACAAATCCAGGTATGAAATATAGTGAGAAAGATTTTTCTGTATTAAACCCTAAATTAGAAACTATGTGTCCTTATATTTGGAAGGTTTGTAATGAAATGAAATTACAATTTTCAATAGGTAGAATTAGAATCATGATAATGAAACCAGAGAGTGTTTATAATATGCATCGTGATTTTGAACGAAGATGGCATCTTCCAATAATATCCCCAGTAGATAGTTTTTATTATGTTAGAACTAATGAGAGTAATATATATAATGATGATATATTAGAATCTTCACACGGTATTGGATTTCATATACCAGATGATGGGTTTGTATATGAAATAGAAGCAAGTAATTCACATACAGCGGTAAACCCGTCTACTTATGATAAAAAAGAGAATAGAGTTCATTTATTATTTAATGAATGTTTTTAATTGTGATATTTATTAATGGTAAATTATAGTATAGGAGAATTTAAATGGATTTTCAAGTAAGAAATTGTTGGAGATACGATTTTAGCAGTTCATTTGTTGATGTTGTAAGAAATGTTAACTATTCATTTATGGATAGTGGTTCATCATCAGTAGCTGGTATATTAAATTATGAGAGAATAGATTATTCTACTGAACTTGTTGCGGCTGTAACGGAAAGTTTTGTTGCATGGGATAATGTAACTACTTCATCTATGGAGAGTTGGATAAAGACTTCATATGGGGATAATTGGGGTTCATTTACTTCAAGTATAGCTTCTACACTTACAGATGCATTAAATGCACGGACTGGATCATATCCAAGTTATAATTTAGCCTGGCAATCGGGTTCTACCACATTGGACACATCCGCGGTTGAAAGTGGAAGTTCGTTCTGGGGAAGCTATTAAAACTGATTTTGAGAAAGTAGTTTAATAATTATAGTTATGAAAAATAAAGGTCTATTCGACCACGTTACACATATTACACAAAAACAAACTAAAGGTTATTGGGATTCTCTGAACGAAACAGAGAAGAAGCAGTGGTCTAACTATATGATACATAGGTTTCTATCTATGAAGATGGAATATGTTGATGTAGTAAATGAATTTCAGAGATACAATCTGAAACCAAAAGAGTTATACAAGTTATACACAAACATATTACCAAAGGGTAAGCAGTGGTTGCGGTATGTTAAGGGGAAAACTAAAATGAAATATGAAAAATGGTTATTGGAAATAATTTCTAAATATTATGAAGTGAGTTTATCAGAGGCAAGAGAATATTTAGATGTGTTTTATTCAACAGAACAGAACAAAGCAAATCTAAAAACGATACTTCAGAAATATGGAGTGGATCCAAAGGAACTGAAAAAACTAAATTTACCGTGAGTAGAACGGATTATTCAACACTCGGTAATTTCTTTGATTATGATTTCGATGATTTAGAGTTTGAGAGAGTTACAAATAATATAGATACCGTAGATATTGATTATGGTGTAGATGTCATATTCAAGTATTACCGCAGACACGGTTTCCCTCACTACAAAATACGAGAAGATGAGAAACATTCTCATATGAGGAAACTGCGTAAATTTGATGTATCCACTATATTTGAGGATAAGAAAATTATACAGACTATGCATGCTTTACGATTAGCTTGGTCCTACTTCCCGTTTTTCTGGGAAATACAATGTGGAAATTCTATGAACTCACCAATGGAAACTTTTTTAGATGATGATAAGTTTAAGTCAACCATAAAGAAATGTTGGAAGTGGCAACTTAAACATTGGAGTGGAGAAGGAGAGAGAACCCATAATAAGTTTCACGAAAACAGATTACGACAATCAATTAAGATTTATACAGGAACACAATCAGTATCTAATTTCAGACCAACGGCAGCAAAACTAATTTATGAAAAATATGGTGGTCCAGTGATTAGAGATATGTCAAGTGGTTGGGGTGGCAGGTTATTAGGATTTTTAGCAGCATCTAATACTAAACATTATATTGGAACTGAACCAGCTACAAGGACATACGAAGGTCTATTAGAAATGAAAAAAGATTTTTCGTATTTAGGGAAAAAAGTTGATATATATAAGTGTGGGTCAGAAGTTTATCGTCCTGATAAAAATTCACTTGACCTATGTTTCACAAGTCCACCATATTTCGACACTGAAAAATATAGTGATGAACCAACTCAAAGTTATATAAAGTTTCCAAGTGAACAAGCTTGGATGAATAAGTTTATGAGACAGACTATGGAAAATTGTTATTACGGATTAAAAGATGGAAAGTATATGTTGATTAATATATCGAACACACCAAAACACAAATTTATAGAAGAAGGTACAATTAAAGTTGCAAAGGAAGTTGGATTTACTTATGAAGATGTGATAGAACTAACATTATCTTCAGTAATGGGGGCCGGTTATAAGTACGAACCAATATTTGTTTTTAAAAAATGACTTTACTACGAGATGAACGAAGAAAACAAGAAATAATAGATTTTCTTGGATGTGAATTTATAACAATAGAGGAGTAAAAATGCACGAAACGAAAGAAACACTATTCAAACAACTTGAATGGGGAATAGATATAAACAAGAATACAATGTATCTTACATACGATATAGATACTGACAGTTTGTATTCTACAATGACGAGATTGGATAGCCTTATTCATTACAATAGAGGTGAAGATATCAATTTGATTATTTCATCATATGGTGGTGATGTTTATGCAATGTTAGGAACGATTGATTATTTCAAATCACTACCAGTAAAAGTGAACACTCATTGCTTTGGAGCAGCAATGTCCGCGGCAGCAGTTATTCTTTCCTGTGGGACAGGGGTTCGTTCTATGAGCAAAAATTCTACTGTGATGGTCCACGAAGGTTCAGCATTTGAGGCCGGTAAAACGTCAGATGTTTTAAAAGGTGCAGATCATTTGAAAAAATTACAAAGTAATATCAACCGTATTCTCGGTGAAGTCACAAATAAAGACCAGGAATTTTGGGAAAGAATTAGTAAACAAGATACATATCTAACAGCAGAAGAAGCATTGGAATACGGTGTTATCGATGAAATTAAATAGGAGTGGGTAATGACAAAATTTATAAAAGATAGTAAGAAAAAAGTAATTTATGGAAATGACGGTTCACCAACTCAACCTAAATCAAATGACAGTGTAGTAGATTTGATGGAAAGAGATTGGCCAGAAATGATGGGTGAGTTTCGTAAAATACAAGAAGAACAATATGAGTTATTCGCATTGAAACAACACGATTATGGTCCCGGCAATATCAGTATGGGAACAGATTTAAAAACTGAAACAGATGTAAAATTATCACTAACGGCATTAGTAGTTAGAGTAAACGACAAAGTAAACAGATTAGTCAATCTCATTATCAAACGAAATAGTGAAGGACAGGCAGAACCCACAATGGATGCCTTCAAGGATATATCGGTATATGGTATTATTGCTCAAATAGTTAAAAATGGTAAATGGGGTAAATAGGAGAAAACAAAATGAAAACAGCAAAATACTACACGGCTGTTTGGTGTCTGCCCTGTAAGTCATTCAAACCAGTAATGGAAGAATTGTCTAGCGAGGGATATAGTATAGAGTTTATAGACATAGATGAAAATCAAACAATGGCAGCTTCAATGGGAGTCAAGTCAGTTCCAACTACTATAATAGAAGAAAATGGTATGGAAGTTGAAAGATTAGTAGGTGTTCAGAGTAAAGAGACTGTCAAGTCAAAATTAGCTTGACTTTCTCATTAATTATTCGTAAGATCAATTATGTCTAAAACTATATCGTATAGCCAATATTCACAGTGGGTGCAGTGTCCGTGGAAGTGGAAGTTGTCATATGTAGATAAAAAATCAATATTTGACGGTAATATTCATACCTTATTTGGTGCAAGTATGCATGAAGTATTACAAGAATATTTAAAAGTAATGTATACTCAAAGTATAAAAGAGGCAAACGAACTCTATCTTGATGAGATGTTAGAAGATAGAATGCGTGAAAATTTTGTGGAAACTTTACAAAATAATGGTGGAGTAGAGATTTGTACAAAGGATGAAATGAACGAGTTTTATCAGGATGGACTAAAAATTATAGATTTCTTTAAGAAAAAACGAGACCAGTATTTTAGTAAACGTGGATATGAATTGCTTGGAATAGAAACCGCTCTTGATTTTGGTATGAGTAAAAATATTAAATTTAAGGGTTTTATAGATTTGATAATTCGTGACGTTAAACTGGAACGAATAAAAATTATTGATATTAAGACAGCTACATATGGTTGGAACAAATATCAAAAGAAAGATAAAAACAAGACAGACCAGTTATTATTATACAAACAGTTTTTCTCTAAACAATTTGATATTCCATTAGATAGAATTGATGTAGAGTTTTTTATAGTAAAACGAAAGTTATATGAGGGAACAGATTTTCCACAAAAGAGAATACAGATATTTACTCCTGCAAATGGCACACCATCTATAAACAAAGTAAATAGACGATTAAAGGATTTTATAGATGATTGTTTTACAGATGAAGGAGAATATAGGACAGACCATATTTATAGTAAACTACCATCAGTAAAGAATTGTAAATGGTGTGAGTATGCAGACCAACCAGATTTGTGTGATAGGAAACCTGGAGAAACAACGTGATAATTCATAGTTTTAGTATGCGAACAAAATTGTCGTATTTTTTAAACACGGACATTGAACATTCCGTTATAGACAAAATAAATGAAGTGTATGATATCCACCCGTTTAAATTGCAACTGTGGTATGATGAAGGTGATATAACATCCAAAGATTTAAAGGGGTTTTTAGAACGATATGAAAAAATACTCCATTATAAGACAACTATAAAAGTTGGTAATTATACAGAAAGGGGTGACTTTACGTGGTTCAATATGACACACGTCAAAGATATAACACCAGAATTGAATTATAGGTTTCAATATTATTTCACAGGCACATCAGAAGTAGAGGGAATATTGGATGGATTGAGTGAGTTTAAAGATACCATAGAATTTGTATCCAATCCAAAACCATCAAAACAACAACAGGTAAAAAGGAAACAAAAACGAAATGATTATGAGGATTAGGTTATGGTAAAAGTTGGTTGCGTTGGATCTCGCAAATATGCAAACAAACGAAAGATTAGAGAGTTCGTATTTGGGTTAAAGGAAAAGTTTGGTGATGAAGTAGAAATAGTTAGTGGTGGTCAAAAACATGGAGCCGATGGATATGCGAAGAAATTTGCTATTGAGTTTGATATGAAATATGTAGAGTTTCCACCATCACATTACCAGTACAATCAGCATTGTATATTAGATAGAAGTGAATATGGAAAGAAATACGCTGTGTGGAATTATCATGATAGAAATAAACAAATAGCTGAATATAGTGATTATATAGTAGCATTCATACCAAAGGGTCATAAATCAAGTGGAACAAATAACACAATAGAATACGCTACAAAATTAGAAAAAAAAGTTGTAATTTTAGATTAATTTGATATATATATGTATATACGGAGAACAATTTATGAAATATGTAATTAAAACAATTGATGTAGTAATTTGGGGATTAGAAACTTTAAGAGAAAAGTTGGGCCGAGTTAGTGCAAAACCATTCATGACAAATGAAATTGGAGGAAAATAATGGGACAAGTATTTAGTTACGACTCTATAGGAACACCTTTAGAAGTATTTCGCGATTTAAGTGAAATATTATATAAATTAGTATGGAACTATGGGATTGTGCACGAGGATAGAGTTAGTAGTATTGAGTATGATACTTTAATAAAAATCATTGAGGCAGATGAGGTGGATATCCCTATAGATGATACGGCAGAAGATTTTTATGGTGAATCTCTCGTAATTTTGGAAGAACTCTTAACATCTGACGATGAGTTTATTAAGACTTATGCTTTAACCACATACATAGAACAGGTAAGTGAAGCACTTTGGCCTGTATAAGTTTAAAAAAAATATAAAAGAGTTTTCGGATCCGTTAGTAAACGAAAATATAAATAGAATAAGGGATGAATATGAAAAGTGATGCAAAACTAACTTCCGTTAAAATAATAACGGATTTATATAAGAGATTTAAGGAAGTGGCATTAAGAGAAGAATTCACTCTACAAAAATTGGTAAATAGGTCAATGAATAGATACTTGAATGATGAAGAATATAAGAAATCTATAGTGGAATATACTGAACTTGAAGCAAGTGGTAGTAATTTTTAAATAGAAAATGAGGTTATAAATGAAACAATGATGAAAAAATATAAGATTGGAGACATAAGAAACGGAACTGAAGTTCTTCCGATAGAAGATAGAAAAACTATATTATTATTATCGGATGATTTAAGAATGAGTAGTGGAGTTGGTACAGTCTCCAAAAACTTTGTACTTGGAATGTTACATAGATATAAATTTTGTCAAGCAGGTGGAGCAATCAAACATCCAGAAGAAGGTAAAGTGGTGGATATGAATGATTCAGTCCGTGAAGAAACTGGAATTGAAGATGCCTATCTTAAAATATATCCAATTAGTGGTTATGGAAATCAGGAATTACTTCGTCAGTTGATGAACATTGAAAAACCAGACGCCATACTTCATTATACAGACCCTCGCTTTTGGGGGTGGTTATATCAAATGGAACATGAATTACGCCAACACATTCCAATTTTTTACTATTCAATCTGGGACGACCGCCCTACTCCAAGATACAACGAGTTTTTCTATGAAAGCTCTGATTTGATTATGAGCATATCCAAGCAATCTGTTGCAATGGTTAGAGATGCTGCCGTGAAGAAACCGAGAACAGATTGGGATTGTACATATGTTCCACATGGTATTCCAGAAGATAAGTTCTTTCCAATAAATGAATTAGATATGGAAGCCTGGAACAAACTACAGGGATATAGAAAATCAGTACTTCATAATACAGAAAAGGATTTTATAGTATTTTGGAACAATAGAAACATTAGAAGAAAAGTTCCAAGTGATGTGATTATGGCATATAAAACATTCTGTGACCAATTACCAAAAGAAAATGCAGATAAATGTGTGTTGATTATGCACACTCAACCAGTAGACCAAAATGGAACAGATTTACCACGAGTGGTTGATTCTGTTTGTCCTGATTATGATGTTATATTTTCACACCAAAAGATAGATGACGAACAACTCAATTTTCTCTATAATATTGCAGATGTAACTATAAACATTGCGAGTAATGAAGGTTACGGACTTGGTACGGCAGAAAGTCTAATGTCAGGAACACCAATAACGGTAAATGTAACTGGTGGACTACAAGATCAGTGTGGATTTATTTATAAGGACAAACTATTAACGGAAAAAGATTATGATTGGGTACATTCATTACATGATGATAGAAAATGGAAAGATAATCCTGATTTAACTTGGGGAGATTGGGTAAAACCAGTATGGCCATCAAATAGAAGTTTACAGGGTTCAATTCCAACGCCTTATATATTTGACGATAGATGTAGGTTTGATGATGTGGCAGATAGACTAATGGAGTGGTATAATGAAGGACCTGAAAAGAGAAAAGAATTTGGTGGATATGGTAGAGAATATCTATTAACAGAAGAAGTGGGCATGTCAGCAAAACTAATGTGTGACAGATTTGTTCATGATATGGATACAGCATTTGAAAAATGGACACCAAGAAAACGATTTACATTATATAAAGTTTAAATTAAATGAAGAAAAAACTACACTTTTTTCTACTTTCTTATATTTATTAGTATGGAAGATAATATGAAAACATTAAAAATAACAAAAGAAGCTCATGACAGATTGAAGGATTATTGTAAGAAGAATTTCCTGAAAATGAATGAATGGACTTCTCATATTATTATTGAATATATTGATAAACGGGAGAGTGGTGATGGGAAGAAAAAAAACAGGAAAATATAAAAAGTGTTGTAATTCGGAATGTGAAAATGATGTATATTATAAACCATATATGTTAAAATTAAAAACTCCACGCTATTGTAGTCATAGTTGTTCTAATAAAATAAACAGTACTGGGAGATTTACTGGGTTTTATAAAATTTGTGAAAATTGTGAAAATGAGTTTTATGTACAAAAAAATCAAAGTAAGTATAAATGTTGTTCTGTAAAATGTGCAAATGAAAATAAAATAGGAATTTCATTGGGAAAAGATGAATATGAAATTAAATGTAAGAATTGCAAAATGGTATTTTATGTACAAAATAATAGAAAGAATACCGCTAAATATTGTTCAATTAAATGTGCATCTATTTATACATTAAGAAAGTGGAAGAAAAATAGGTATAACCCAGAAGCCTGTAAAATAATAGAACAATACGGAAAAGAAAATGGTTACAACTTTCAACACGCAGAAAATGGTGGAGAATATCAAATACCAGATACGAGATATTTCGTAGATGGATATGATAAAGAGAAAAGCGTGGTTGTGGAATATGATGAAACACACCATTACAATAAAAATGGTAAATTAAAACAAATAGATATTAAGAGGCAAAACGAAATTATGAATGTAATGAAATCGAAATTTATTAGAATTAAATATAGTGGGGAGGTTGAAATATATGTATAAGCCTTTATTATTATTTCAAGGTCCGGTTGGAACAAGATCAGGGTACGGGAGTCATGCCAGAGATATAGTTCGTTCGCTGGTAATGATGGATAAATTTGATGTAAAAGTTTGGCCTATGAGGTGGGGGTCCACTCCCCAGAATGCACTTGAGGAAAGTAATCCAAATGATACTCCAATTATAAAGAGAATACTATCTGGTCCAAATATGGATAGACAACCAGATATACTTATTCAAATGAGTGTTCCTAATGAATTCAATCCTATTGGTAAATTTTCATTGGGCATAACTGCAGGACTTGAAACTACTGTATGTCCTCCTGAATGGGTAGAAGGGCTAAATAGAATGAATTTGAATATAGTTCCTGCAAACTTTGTAAAGGAAAGTATAGAGAAGGTGGTGTTTGATAAACATGATAAACAGACACAACAAAAAATTGGTGAAGTTAGATGTCAAACTCCAGTAGAGGTTTTATTTGAAGGTGCAGATACAAACATATACAAAACTACAAATGAGTTCTCAAAGGATTTGGTAGATGAACTATCAGTAATAGATGAAGATTTTTGTTTCTTATTCGTAGGTCATTGGTTACAAGGTGGTTTGGGAAATGATAGAAAAGACCTTGGTATGTTGATTAAAACATTCTTGGAAACATTTAAGAATAAGAAGAAACAACCAGCACTCATTCTAAAAACAAGTGGTGCAACTCCTTGTATATTAGATAGAGAAGATATACTTGAAAAATTAAGTCAAATTAAACAAACTGTAAGTGGTAATCTACCAAATGTTTATGTTCTTCATGGTGATTTACGAGATGATGAGATGAATGATTTATACAATCATCCAAAGGTAAAGGTCCATGTTTCATTCACTCACGGAGAAGGATTTGGTCGCCCATTACTTGAAGCATCTTTAAGTGAAAAACCAGTAATTGCACCAAATTGGAGTGGACATACAGATTTTTTGAATAATGAAAAATCAGTATTATTGCCGGGCAGTATGAATGATGTTAAGGCGGAGTCACTACAAAAGGGAATGCACATTAAAGGAACGCAGTGGTTCACTGTAAATTATAATTACGCATCTAAAATGTTAAAAGATGTTCATGATAATTATAATAAATACTTGGTAAAGTCAAAGAAACAGGGTATAGTGAATAAGACAAAGTTCTCACTTGATGCAATGACTGTAAAGTTTGAGAAAATACTTGATAAATACTTACCTGATTTTGAGGCACCAGCACAACCTGTGGAGTTGAAATTACCTAAACTAAAAAAAGTGGGTGAAGTAAAAGAGAAACCTTCAATAGAGCTACCAAAATTAAAGAGAGTAAAATAATATGGAAAGAGTAATAGATTGTCCTGTATGTTATGATAAAGATACTTGTTTTGAAGATATACAGGAAACATTTAGCAGCTTCATCTGTTTTAATTGCGGATTTACCAGTAATACCTTTTATACAGAGGACAACACAGAAAGAGCAAAACTATTAGAAACCACTTCTAAACTTGTTAAAGATTTAGAGTTTTTTGATGAAGAAAGACAAATATACTGGTATCCATCCGTTATAAATATGGGTAAAATGGGTATGATATTTCCAGAGGGATCATTAGATAATTGGGTATGGAAATATGCAACTGTAGTAGAGGTTACTGAAAATGAAAAACAATCCTATCCAATTCCAGGAAAAGATGATGAGTTTTACACAGAAAAACTTGATGTAGACGGTGCAATAGAATATGGACAATATGAATTTTTAACAGCATGTAAAGACATGGGATTTGCAAAGGATATAGGAAATGGCTAAGTACTACAGATTACATAGAGGTAAAATTATCGGTGGGAATAAGGGTCGTAAAAAATCCAAACCCCGTGATTTAAAACAAGGAGTAGTTTATGAAATCAGATATGACAGTAAAACTGCATCTAAAGAACGGTATTTAATTTTGATATTAAACTTATGGCCAGTTGCTGGTGGTATGAAGGATCAAAAAGCTCACTGTCTCGATTTAGCAGAAGTCCCACCAGTTGAATTAAAGAAAATTATAAAGGAGAGTAAAGGTATATTGAATGAAAGTGATGGAAAGTTTGAATATCAATCATTAAAGTTTCCAAGTGGATATTCAGCACCAAAGGTATTCTATAACAAAAACATAAAAAAACTTGAGAAAACACTTCCAAATATATACAAAACATTTAAACTTGATAAAATGAAATTAGTAGAATTATTAAACTACGACTTTGAATCAGCATTAAGTGGCAAAGAAAAGTCTAAACAGTATGAAAAACAAATAGAGTTATTTGAAAATGAAAATTAGTTATTGCATTACCGTTTGCACTGAACTTGAAGAAATACAAAAATTACTTCCATTTCTACTAAAACACAAACGAGATGGAGATGAAATTGTTATAGTTAGAGATAGTAAAAATGGTAGTGATGAGGTCAGGGATTATCTATATAGTTACGAAGATCCATTAGCTTTCAGCTCAGTAAATTTTGATTTTGATGGAGATTTTTCAGAGTTAAAGAATTATGGGAAGGCTAATTGCTTCGGTGATTATATTTTCCATCTGGATGCCGATGAGTACCCGAATGAAATATTATTAGAGCAACTTAAACCGATATTAGAAATGAATGATGCTGATTTAATTTGGATACCAAGAGTAAATACAGTTGATGGAATAACAGAACAACACATAAAACAATGGGGTTGGAAAATAACTGCACCATTTGAGCTTTATAATGAAAAGGTTATGGATACTGAAAGTGAAGAATATAAACTCTTGAAAAAAATGGACTTAATTGTTGAAGAAGAAATATTGTAAAAATGAAAGTCAAAGTAAAATATAAAGTTCCAATAATTAACTCACCCGACTATCAAGCGAGAGTATTTCGTAATGATGAAAAAATAAGATGGGTAAAACCAGTTCATGAACACATTACAGGTTGTAAAACATACGCACACCTCCCACCAAATGAAGAATTATCATTATACCACCATAAGACAATAGATAAACAAGAAACTCAAAATAGGTTATACGATGAAATCAATAGATAGAAAATACTTACCAACTGTTAGTGAGTTAATAGATAGACTTTCAATTATTCAATTAAAGGAAGTGTTTATTCCAGAACATAAAGCGGAATATGCTCAAGAAATTGATGATATAGTCCATGACTTAACAGAATTGGGTTTAGACGGAAAAATGGTTAGGGCAATTGTGGTACTATCTCAAATGAATTTACATATATGGCACAATGAAACTAAATACAGAGCAGGTGGGGGTGATGGAAATCTTGGACTTACCCATGGATTAAATGGAATCAGAAATACTGCAAAGAACATTATACAGGATCAACTTGATGATGATGGAAGAAAAGATTATAAAGTAGATTGTATAGCAGCAGAGTTTGAAGATTGGGAAGTGAGTTGGTAAGGTGGGATATAAAATTTGGCCAGTAGGTAAAATACCAAAAGAGTTTCAACGGCCAGAACTTGACCTGATTAGAGAATATGGTTATGATTGGAAAGACCCTTGGGATGTGGTTGAAATATTTGAAAATGAAGTTGCAAAATTTGCTGGTTGTAAATATGGAGTTTCGGTTGATAATTGTACAGATGGATTATTCTTATGTCTAAAATATTTGAATTATGAAGGTGAAATAACTATTCCATCCAGAACATATGTTTCAGTTCCAATGACTATAATTAATGCAGGATGTAAAGTAAAATTTGAAGATAAAGAATGGAGTGGAGTATATCAATTAAAACCTACAAGCATTTATGACGGAGCTACAAGATGGACGGAAGGAATGTATGTTGTGGGAGACGGATTCCAAGTAGTATCATTTCAAATTAAAAAGAGAATACCAATAGGTAAGGGTGGTATGATTTTGACTAATGATGAAACTGCAGTAGAATGGTTTAAGATGATGAGATATGAAGGCAGACACAATGAAATCAAATATGAAAAAGATGAGTTTGGATTAATTGGTTATAATATGTATATGACACCGGAAGATGCTGCTCGTGGTTTGATATTGATGAGTCATACTCCAAAAGTTAATGAGGATACTGGTGATTCAAATACTTGTATAGATTTGACTAAACAGAAAATTTTTAAATGATATTTTATAGAATATTAGATGATCAATTATATTCAGTAAATGAAGTAGAACAACTTGGATTTGAAGAGTCAGAAGGATTACGAATACCAGATGAATATTTAGATAATCAAGAATTTATGGTTATGAGAACCTGTCATGGAATAGGTGATTGGGGAATTATATCTGCAATGCCACAGCTACTTAAAGAAAAGTATCCTGATTGTAAGGTGTATGTTCCAACTAAAAAACTTCTAAAAAAGTTATATGGTCAAGACCACAATAATGTTCATGTGATATTTGATAATAATCCATACGTAGATGAGTTTGTTGATGAGTTAGATGGCGAAGTGTTTCATGATCATTATAGAATATACGATAATGATAATACTGATATACCACTTCTTAAACAGATGTTAGAGTTCTGGCAGTTCACAGATAAAGAAATGATGGATTCACAGCCAGAAATGTATTGGTCAGATGAGGAGAAGAAGTTAGGAGATACCATCATCCACGAGGCCGCCGATGATAGTGATTTTGCTTGTCTTTTAGTCTCTGATAGATTCGGCCAGGATGATAAAACATTTAATTCTAAGACTTTTCAAAAACACCATGAAAAACTTACAGTATTATTACACCAGAATGATTATCCATATTTTTATTGGAGTTATAAACCAATAGAAGAACTTGGATTCATATTTGATAAAAGATTAGATATGCGACATATGGATCTACGAATTCAATTATACATTAAATCTAAGGCAAAAGTTAATGTTGGAATACAATGTGGGACTACTCAATGTATAGTTAGATATTCAGATTGTATTACAATACAAAGACAATTTCCAATAGGCAGTAATATTATTAAGGGTGAAATTTATTTATGAAAAAGAACAAGTTAGTTATATTTGGACCTTGGTTGGGGGAATTTTGTTTTGAGTTAAGTTGGTATATACCAGAGATTAGAAAACTTAAACAAACAAAATATGAAGGATGGCATTCTGTTATGGTCGGATTTAATGGTAGAAAGATTTTATATTTAGATTTTGTGGATGATTATATTCCATATCCACAGGAATTAGAAGATTGTAGTATTTATCCATCCTGTGGTGGTGAGTATAGGGGTGGTAAGATGGAAATTATACCATTAGAGTTTTCTGATTTTCTTAAACAAATAAAAGAACAGTATATGGATGATTTTGATGAGGTAGTTATAGAATCTCCAGTCCCAGAACATTTTTCTCTTAATACCAGTAATTTAACATGGGAACAGAATCCAGATGGATATTATAGACATTATCAGGCTAGAAAAGAAATATTAGATTCTGTAAGAAATAAAATTACTTTTGAAAATCAAGGCATTGGATTTCACAAAAGAGATACTATAGCAGTAATGGCTCGTATAAGATATAGGAACGGTAACGTATGTAAACTTGATTGGGATCCAAAACATTGGGAAACATTTGTTGATATGTTAATAAATAATTTAAAAGTTAACATAGTAATGATTGGAATACCAAGAAAAGAAGGTAGCAGTGCAGGTGGGGCGTTATCTATGGAAGATACTGATATGTATAAAAAGAATAAGAAATATATTAAATCAATTATATTTAATGGTGAAGATTCGGTGGAAGAACAAATAGCTTTATTACAATCTACAAAGTGTAGTATATATGGAGCTTCTGGCGTGGCAGTATTTCCATTTTTTATTGAAGGTGCAGTTACTTTTACTCAACAGACAGTAGAAGAAGGTTGGAGATTAAAATTTAAATGGGAACGAGATTTAACTGATAATTTAAAAAATGTTAAAATATTTGATAAGTATCATAATAGAGAACTGTATGATTCTTCACCAGTAGAGTTATTTGATGAGTTTGTAAATTTTTATAAGGAGCTATAAAATGGAAATAAGAGAAAATATGTTACCAGTTTTAGGACCTAAAGGTGGTAAAGAAGAAATACAAGCATTACAAGAAGTTATTGAGAGTGGTTGGTGGGGAAAAGGTCCTAAGGTTGCTGAATTTGAAGAGAAGTTTGCCGAAATGGTTGGTCATAAATACGCTATAGCTGTTACAAGTGCTTCACATGGACAAGATTTAATAATGAAAGCTATGGGTTGGAAAGACATAGATGTTATTAATCCAACCATATCTTTTATAGCCACAGCCATGATACCACTTTGGAATAATTTCACAAGTAATATAGTAGATGTTAAACGGGATACCCTTTGTATAGATCCTGATGATGTAGATAGGTATAAAAAATCAAATAGTGAATTATTAATAGCGGTAGATAAGGCTGGTGTACTGGCCGACTATGAAGGTTTGAGAAAAGTTTTTGGTGGGTTTATACTTCAAGATACGGCCCATAGTTGTTATACACCAGGAGCCGGTTTGGGTGGTGATTGTGCAGTATGGTCATTCCAAGCAGTAAAGACTATGCCAATGGGAGATGGTGGAATGATAACTACTAATGATAAGGAGTTATCAGATAAATGTAGAGAAATGACTTGGTTTGGTGTTTCTTCTACGTGGAGTAGAACACAAGGTAAAAGTGGTAAACCTGGATACGCATGGGATTACCAAGTTGATATACTTGGGTATAAATACTATATGATTGACATAATGGCTGCTATTGGATTGGAACAAATGAAAAAATTACCTGCAAATTTAGAATTTAGAAGACATATACAATCGAGATATAACAATGAATTAAATTCTATAGTTGAAAACCCACCGCATTCAGAAACGGTTCAATATTATGTGGCAAGGGTTCCAGAAGAACATAGAGATTCATTGATTGATTATTTAGCTGATAAAAAAGTACACACATCAGTACATTTCAAACCACTTCATAAATATACACCTTTATTACAAGATAGAGAGTATCCAGTAGCAGATACAGAATGGTTAAGGTTAATTACTTTACCTTGTCATAATAGGATGGTTGAAGAAGATATTGATTACGTAATTTATTGGGTTAATAAGTATTTTGAGGACAGAGTATAGTGTACTTAGATTTATATAAAATAGATGGTACTAATAATTTGGATTCGAATCCTTGTTTTGGTGATCCGAATACGTTTCCTCAATTTCAAGAAGGATTAGAGATATACAAATCACACGTAAAACAATTAGTAAACGATAATGAATCTAAAACCTTTTATAAATTTGGAGACGGTGATTATTTTTTTTTAAAAGGTCAATCAGTTGGAAGTGCTTCGCCGGGTAAGAGAGCACTTAGTGTACCATATAATCAAATAAACCATGATAAATTTATTAGTGGGGCTCAACTTAATGATTATTACACATGTGAAATTTATCCAGAAAATATATCTAAATTCAACGAAGTAATTCAAAAAGAGATAAGTTATCCGGCTGAGTATGCGTATGGACTGGTTGCTAACAGATGGTTTTTTAAGGAATTTGGTGGAAAAATAGGAATACTAGGTGCTAGCGAAAAACTATATTTAATTCAAGAATTGCTTAGGAGGCAAGAATATAAAGATTATCTCGGTATTGATGATTTCAATGATTATATTCATTTTCCACAAAAATACGCATGTGATGATATAGATAAAGTGGAGGAATTTGTTGGGAGTCAGTTAAAAGAATCTGATTCAGACATATTTTTGTTAGGTGTGGGACATTCAAAATCGGGTATACTTCATAAATTTAAAGAGTACAAGAACGCAGTTTATATGGATGTCGGAGCTAGTATTGACGCAATAGCAGGCTGTATAAATGTAAACAGACCATTCGTGGGTGACTGGACTAATTATAGACTAAAAGATTTTGATTATTCGAATATAGACTATTTGAAATATTCTGGTAAAGGCAAGGAGATAGTATTATAATGAACATATATATTTTAACATCAGATAAAAATACACATATAGTTGAAGGACTACAATATTGTGTTAATAAGTATTGGAAACCAAATCCTAATATCATTATACTTGGATACAAAGAACCCAAATTTGAATTAGATAGTAATTTTACATTTGTATCTTTGGGGGAAGATAGAGGTGCTGGTAAGGTTGGTGAGGATATAATTAATTATTTTACTGATATATCCGATAAGTATTTTATTTTTTCAGTTGATGATTTTTTTCCAATAAGAGAGGTTAATGTAGATATGCTGGATAATCTAATTAATATTATGACAGATGAAAATATATCAAGGGTAGCGTTAACGGATCAAGTTAGTAATAAACCACATTCCATCATTAAGACTACAGAAAATTATAATATAATAGAAATGGGACAAAAATCACCATATAGAAAATCAGCCGTTTGGTCAATGTGGAATAGAGATTATTTTTTAAAGTATTTTACGGAAGATTCTAGTTTATGGAGTTGGGAACTTGATGAAAAATGTAAGAATGATACACATAGAATATTGGGTACTGAAAATAAATATGTATTACAATCTTGTCACTTATATAAGAGAGGAAATTTAAAAAGTGATTGGTATAAAGACAGTGAAAGTTCTGATACTATGATAGCTGAAGATCATTCTATTATATCGGATATAGTGCATTGATGAACATATTAGTTACAGGTGGATCTGGTTTAGTTGGAAAACATTTAGAGGATATATTACCAGATGCTGTTTACATATCTTCAAAAGACTTTGATTTAACAGATATAAATAGAGTTGATTCTATGTTAGATTTCTTTAGACCTAAAATAGTTATACATTTAGCTGCTCGTGTTGGTGGTATAGTTGATAATATAAACCGTCCGGTAGATTATCTCGAAGAAAATATATTGATGAATACTAATATTTTAAAAAAGTGTCATGATTTTAATGTTGAGAGAGTTATATCTATATTGAGTACTTGTATTTATCCAGATAAGGTTGATAGATATCCTATGTTGGAGGAAGACCTTTTCAATGGTCCACCTACACCAACTAATTTTTCTTATGGTTTTGCAAAGAGGTGTATGGCGGCTCACATAGATTCTTATGTTAAACAATATGATAAGAAGTGGTGTTATTTAATACCTTGTAATTTATATGGTGAGTATGATAAATATGAAGAACATCATAGTCATTTTGTATCGGCTCTAATTAGAAAGATATATGAAGCTAATGGTGAAATAGAATTATGGGGTACCGGAAAACCATTAAGACAATTTATGTATGGTGGTGATTTAGCTAGAATTATAAAGTACATGATAGATAATGATATAGTTGATAATTTTAACGTGGCTCCAGAAGAAGTTTATAGTATAAATGATATAGCAAATATTGGAAAAAAAGCTTGTAAGAAAGATGAAATAGTTGTAAATTATGATAACACTAAACCAGATGGACAATTTAGAAAAGATGTAGATTCATCTAAATTATTATCAGTTTTAAAAGATTTTAAATTTACTACATTAGAAGAAGGAATATCAAAGGTATATGATAACTTTAGTAAAAGATACAATAAGTAATAATGATATAGATAAGTTAATAGAATGGCTTGGTACTTATCCAAGACTTACCAAAGGTCCATTGACTTTAGAATTGGAAAAGAAGTGGTCTGATTGGTTAGGAGTAAAATATTCAGTATTTTGTAATTCAGGTTCATCAGCTAATCTATTGATGTTAAGTGCATTCAAAGAGTATCATCATAGAAAGAATAATGTTCAGGTAGTTGTTCCTTCTGTAGCTTGGGCTACTGACTTGGCACCTGTAATGCAGTTGGGAATGATACCATTATTATGTGATTGTAATATGGATGATTTGTCAGTTGATTTGGAACATTTGGAAGAAATTTTTTGGAGAAAAAATCCAGATGCCTTAATGATGGTTTCTGTTTTGGGATTAGTTCCCAACATGGATAAAATAGTTGAATTGTGTGAGAGACATAATGTAATGTTATTAGAAGATACTTGTGAATCAATGGGGTGTGAGTACAAAGGAAAGAAACTCGGAACTTTTGGTAGAATGTCATCTTTTTCTACCTTTTTTGGTCATCATATTTCTACAATAGAAGGTGGATTTATATCTACAGATGATGAAGAATTATATGAATTGATGGTGTCACTTAGAAGTCATGGGTGGGATAGAGACTTAAAGAAAGAAACCCAAACTGGATTACAGAAGGAATGGAATGTTTCGGAGTTTGATGCTATGTATACATTTTATTACTCTGGTTATAATTTGAGGTCAACTGATTTGAATGCATTTATAGGATTGGGTCAGATTGATAAATTAGATGATTGGGGTAAAAAGAGAGAATATAATTTTAATCTATATCAAAAATTAATTAAGAATGATTATTGGAAAGTAAAACCACAACCTAATTCATTTGTATCCAATTTTGCTTATCCAGTTATTCATCCCAATAGAGATGAAATTGTTAGAGAATTACAAAAAAATAATATTGAAGTAAGACCAATGATATGTGGATCTATGGGAACTCAGCCATTTTATGTTAAAGAGTGGGGGAAAAAAGAATTACCCAACGTTACCATAGTTGACTTGTGTGGATTTTATGTACCAAATCATCCAAAATTGACAGATGATGAAATAATTACTATATCTGAAATTATAAATAAAGGAATATCTAAATGAAAAAAGCATTAATAACAGGTATAAATGGTCAAGACGGATCATATTTGGCTGAGTTATTATTAGAAAAGGGGTATGAAGTACACGGTATATTAAAAAGAAATTCAGTAGCTGAAAATCAGACTGCTCGACTAGATCATATATTCCCAAAATTAAAACTTGAATACGCTGATATGACAGACATGGCATCATTAATTAGAGTTCTTCAGATAGTTAAACCGGATGAAATATATAATTTAGCTGCTCAATCTCACGTTAGAATATCATTTGATCAACCACTTTATACTGCTCAAACTGCCGCCATTGGAGTTATGAACTTATTAGAATCGGTTAGATTATCTTGTCCTGAAGCTAAAGTATATCAGGCTTCATCATCTGAAATGTTTGGTAATAATATAGATGAAGATGGATTTCAAAGAGAGACTACCCCACTGGATCCAGTATCACCTTACGGATGTGCTAAAGTATTTGCTTATAATCTTATGAGAAACTATAGGAATTCATACAACATGTTTTTAAGTAATGGTATATTATTTAACCACGAGTCACCTAGAAGAGGAACTAATTTTGTAACTAATAAAGTGGTTAAAGAAGCTGTGTCTATCTATCATGGTTTTTCGAGTGAGTTAAAATTAGGTAACTTAAATGCGGCTAGGGATTGGGGGCATGCTAAAGATTATGTTCATGCTATGTGGTTAATGTTACAACATGATAGTCCAGATGATTTTGTGTGTGCTACTGGAGTATCACATACTGTTATGGATTTATGTAATTACACCTTTTCTAATTTCGGCATGGATTATAAGGATTATGTTGCAGTTGATGAAAAATATATGAGGCATGAGGAATTAGAAATTTTAAAAGGAGATCCTAGTAAAGCCAAAAAGATTTTAAAGTGGGAACATTCATATTCTTTTGAAGAAATGTTAGACGAGATGATAGAATATTGGGATAATTATTATAGTAGGATAAATTAAATGAATAAAAATATAGTATGGTGGGTAGGAGTAAAAAATAAAGATTTCTCCAGTAAGTACGGTGGGTTTGATTATTCTGATATAGATTATTTAAAATATAACTCACAGGGAGAACATAGAATATTATGAAAATAGATAAACATATAGGAATTATTGGTAGTGGGTTTGTGGGAAATGCTGTACGATATGGATTTTCACCAAATGTAGGAGTAGATGCTAAAATAAGAGTATATGATAAAAATCCCAGTAAATCACTTCATACACTTGAAGAAGTCGTTATCGAAAGCGATATAATATTTTTATCAGTTCCAACACCGTCTAATAGGGATGGTACTATTAATGTTGATATAGTAGATGAGGCTTTAAATGATATGAATGTATATGCTGCATCCGTTGATAATATAATTCTTTTGAGGTCAACAGTTGTTCCTGGTACAACGAGAAAGTTACAAGAGAAGTATTCTAATTTAAGAATAGTATTTAACCCAGAGTTTTTAACTGAAAGGTCAGCTAATTTTGATTTCATCAATCAGACAAGATTTATACTTGGTGGAAATTTAGATGATATAAAAGAGGTTAGTGAATTGTTTAGACGGCGATTTGGTAATACAGTTTCAATTATAGAGACTAATTATGAAACAGCAGAACTTATTAAATATATGACTAACACATTTTTTGCCACTAAAATATCATTTCTTAATGATATGAAATTATTGAGTGACGAGTGTGGTGCAATATGGGAACATGCTTTAGAGGGGTTTATTCGTGATGGCAGAGTAGGACACTCTCATTTAAATGTACCAGGTCATGATGGTAAACTTGGTTTTGGTGGTAGTTGTTTCCCCAAGGATATACAGGCATTAATAAAGTATGGTGATGAGATTGGAGTTGATATGGGAGTATTAAAGGCAGCCTGGAAAACTAATTTGAAAGTAAGACCTGAAAAAGATTGGGAACAATTAAAAGGTAGAGCAGTAGTGGATGAGTAAAGTTATTTATACTGCTATATTTGGTGATTACGATTATTTAGAAACACCAAAGTATGTACCTGATGGTTTTGATTTCATATGTTTTACGGATACTAATTTAGAATCTGATTTTTGGGATGTTAGAAAAGTAATTCCTTTATATAAAGATTCTACAAGAAACGCTAGAAGATATAAGTTATTACCACATAGATATTTGTCTGAATATGATATTAGTATTTGGATGGATGGAAACTTTTTAATTAGAAATGATGTAAATGAAATGATAGATAAATATTTATCAGATAGAAATTTTGCTTGTCATGACCATAAAAATTGTCAATTGGATCCAAGAGGATGTGTGTATCAAGAGGCTGAAGCAATATTCCATTTAGGTAATAATGACCCGAATAAAAAATTTAAAGATGACCCTAAGTTAATACAAAGACAAATGGGAAGATACATGGATATGCATTATCCAAGAAATAACGGCTTGATAGTTTCTGGTATATTATTGAGAAAACATAATGAAGAAGATGTAAAGATAACAATGGAAAAGTGGTGGGAAGAACTAAAATATGGTAGTAAACGTGACCAATTAAGTTTTGATTATTCAGCCTGGAAAACAGATTTAAAATTCAATTATATAAGTGGAGATATTAGAGATAATAAATATTTTTATTTGTTATCACATAACCACCAAAAGAAATGAAGAATATAGTATTTATTCCTGCCATAGATGCAGGACGAGGCAGACATCATTCATATGAGTATTCCACTAAGTCTTGGAAACATTGGGCAGATAAAAATGATTGTGAGGTTTTAGTGTGGGACAAGGCATTATATGATTGGGATGAAATGACAATTCCTTGGCAACGATATCACTTATTTAAAATACTTGAACATAATAATGTTGATTTTGATCAAGTATTGATGGTAGATTCCGATACGATAGTTCATCCTGATACACCAAATTTTTTCGAGATGACAGAGAGAAAATATGTGGGAGTTTTAGATTTGGGGTGTTGGGAATGGACAGGCAGAAGTTTACGACTTTACAAGGATTTGTTTGATAATTATAAAGTAGATAGGGGATTGTATTTTAATGGTGGGTTTCAAATAGTAAATGAAGTTCATAGAGAATTTTTTGATGAGGTTTTAGAGTTTTATTTTGATAATCAAGATATACTAAGAGAAAAACAAAAGACTGGTTTGGGAACAGACCAAACACCAATAAATTATTTAGTTCAAACTAAAGAAATTGATTTAAAGATATTACCGTCTACATATAATCTTCATCACATGGTAAGTAAAAATTTATTGAACTTTGGACAATCATGGTGGGGAGATTCATTACAGAATTTATATGAACAAGCATGGGTTTATCATTTTAATGCCATCCCTACTAATTCCTTGGACAGGGGTTCAGATTATTTTGTAAAACGAGTATACGAAGAATTATATGAACAATAAAATACTATTCCTAAGTGAGTTAGGACATACAGATAAAGTACCACGTGATTATAGACACATGAGAACTGAATTTGCTCAGATGTGTGCTTTACAATCAGACCATCTTCCAATTTATAATATAGATAAATTTAATGGAAGTGGATATGACCATGTGATATTATTAATATCTAAAACACCACAACTTAGAGAATTTTTATTGACCTTTGATATAGTAGAGAAGTCAAGACAATTTGGTAAGAAGGTTTGGTTTATGCAAGAGGCAACTTCTTGGATTCATCAAACTATGAAATTACCACATCAAGTTATCCATGTGAATATTCTGAATAGTGTTGATGGTATATTGAGTGAGAATGTTATAGACTATAAATATTATAGAGGAGTTGCACCAAATACTCCAGTTCATACAATTCCAACATTGATGATTGAAGATTATTTATTAGATGCTCGTAAGGTAGAGAAACAAGATAAGACAATGATTGGTGGTAATTGTTCGGAATGGTATGGTGGATTTGATTCCTATTTAGTGGCTGATACATATGATAATCCCATTGATATGCCGAAGATGAGGAATACTGATTTTCATGACCAATTACCAAGATTATCAGTTTTACCACATATAGAATTTATTGATTGGATTTACAAATTAGCAGAATATAGATATTCAGTTCATCTAATGCCGGCCATAACTGCTGGAACATTTTGTCTTAATTCAGCATTTTTAGGGATACCGTGTATTGGTTATGAAGAATCAGATCCACAACGGTTATGTCAACCTGATTTATCAGTTGGGTTATATGATATAGAGAAGGCCGTATCACTTGCAAAAGAATTAAAAGATGACAAAGATTTTTATAATGACTGTTCGAGAAAAGCAATAGAAAACTATACTGTGTATTATCACGAAACAGTATTTTTAAAAACTATGAAGGATGTATTAAAATGAAATTGTGGAAGTTTAATAATTATGAAGAATATAAGGATGCACAGTTAGTAGGTTACAGTGCAAAAGTAAACACACATAGTTGGGTAGATACATATTCTGTTAGGGGGATAGTTTCTTATATTTTTGATTGTAATCCAGAGGTATCATTTGGTTTATGTCATGGAACTCGCAGGGGAGTTGAACAAGAAGAATTTAATAAAACCTTTGATAGATTAGGATTGAATGTTACGGTTATTGGAACTGAAATTGCAGATGAGGCTCAGGATAGATTTCCAAATACTATTGAATGGGATTTTCATGACGTTAAAGATGAATGGGTAAATAGTGTTGATTTTATTTTCAGTAATTCATTTGACCATTCTTATGATCCTGAAAAGGCATTGGATAGTTGGATGAGTTGTTTAAATGATAAAGGTTTATGTTTTATAGAGTGGAATAAAGATTCAGATGGCAAGTCAAGACCTATGGATCCATATGCAGCCAGTTTTGATGAATACAAAGAATTGATTCAAGAAAAATATGAACTTGTTGAAGTATTAGAGAATGAACCCAATAAAGATGAAGGACATGATTATCAAGGACAACGATTTTATTTTGTTATAAGGAATTTAAAATGAAACCTATAAGTTTAATTACACCAAGTCGTAACACCCTAAAATATTTAAAGTGGGCCTACACATCAATACGGAAGAATTTGGGGTATATACACGAGATATGTATGGCAGATGATTTCTCTGATGACGGAACTTGGGAGTGGATGCAAGAAACTGCTAAGAAAGATGGTAATATCAAAATACATCGTAACGATGGTCCTACTCGTTTAGGACATACCATTTTATATGATCATTTGGTGGATATGGCGACAAGTGATATTGTTATGATTTGGCATAGTGATATGTACGCTTGTCCGAACTTAGATACAGAGATACTTAAACATTTAGAACGAGGTAAAGTTGTATCTGCTACTCGTATTGAACCACCACTACATCCTGATGGGCCAGAAAAGATATTAATGGATTTCGGTATAGAACCTGAAGAGTTTGATGAACA